CGGGGTACTTGACAACGACGAACTGGTCGGCTTCGGGGTCTCCGGCCATGGCCACCTGCAGCCGTCCAGCCAAGTCGTCATCGTGCCACCACGTCTGCACGACAAGTACGCCACCGCCAGGAGCCAGGCGCGTGTACGCAGTTGAGCCGTACCAGTCCCAGAGCTTTTCTCGTGTGTCAGCACTGTCGGCCTCCTCGGCATTCTTCAGCGGGTCGTCAATGATCAGCAGGTGGGCACCCTTGCCGGTGATACCACCGCCCACGCCCGCTGCGACGTAGCCGCCAGAGTGGTTGCGGTCGATGGAGCGGTCCAGGGCCCACTCTTCGGCGCTCTGGTTGTTGGGGTCGAGGCGGATGTCGAATACTGGGTGGTACACCGGGTCCTGCAGCAGCTCTTTGACCTTCTTGCTGAAGGTCATGGCCAGACTGACGTTGTACGAGCAGGCGATGATCTCGTGGTTCGGATTACGCCCCAGGTGCCAGGATGGGAAGGACCGGCTGCACAGCTCTGACTTACCACTCCGCGGAGGCATGAGGAGCATCAAACGCGGGGACAGGCCGGCGGCTACGTCGTTGCTGAACTTTTCGAGGCGGCGGCAGATGTCCCGGTGGACCCAGCCGGCCTGGTACCGAGTGTTGACCCGCTGCACGAATGGCAGGAGTGACCTGCGGGACAGGATGCGGGAGGCGAGCTCGACTTCAGCTGGGGTCGGTATCTTGGACATGGGTCAGTGCTTGTTGGGTGCCGCCGGTGATGATCTTGAGCAGTTCGGCGTCGGACATCGAGTTAAGTTTGTCAATGACGACGTTCCCAGTGACGTCAACTTTCACGCGAGTCTCGACAGGGGCGTAGTAGCCGCAGATTTTTCCGATTTCTCTCCAGCCGGCGATCATGGAGCTCGGTTCGGCCATCAATTTGGCCATCTCGATGCTCTCGAGCATGCCGTCCATCACCCGTTTGCGCGACATCTGGTTTTCTTCGGCCCACTCGGCCTCGTATTTGGCCTTGAGGGCCAGGATGTTGGGCATCTTGACCATGCGGTAGGCGATGGATGCACCACTACCATTGTTGGCATACCCAGCGCGTATGGCAGCGGATGAGATCGACTCGCCTTGGGCCCAGAACCTCACAAAATCTTTCTGCTTATCGGTGAGAGGCTTGTCGGGGCTGATGACCTCGGCCATCTCTGCGGCGCTTAGGTTGCTCGTATCCGTGCCTCGGGCTCGGGCGGAGAGTCCCTGGCCCTTGTTCATGCCGCGCTTTGACTTGGGGGCGCGTAGAGGTAAGGTATCTTGACGTGTGGTCATGGGGTGATTCTAAATTAAATAGCAGAAATATTTTTTGCTAAAAAATTTGGAGATTTGGCTGCGTGGGTCCCTCCCCTGGGGGTCAAAAAGCCGTACCCCAGTTCGGATTCGCCTCGTGATCCTCCGGATAGGGGTCCCAGCCTCGTACCTCAGCTGTATCGGTCATCTCTTGTGGTTCATTCACTTCACCTCAAGGATACATCATGTCTACATCTACAACCGAGTACAACAACGTCGACGACTTGGCCCTAGGCCACAAGGTCATCAACTATGCGCTCAAGCTCTTGGCTTGGGGTACAGCCGCTGCTGTTGCATGGTCATGCAGCACGCTGCTCATGGGCATTGTGATGTTCATCATCATGTCCATCGTCATGCTCTTGCTGACCACGATCATTCACCTGGTCATCATGTTCAAGGTGCCCACCACCACCGTCGAAGGCCTCGGCCGCACAGTAGGCGGGTTCGCTGGCCGTGTGTCTAACTTGTTCGCACGCAAGGTGGCTGTATGAGCGGCTACCTCACAGCTCGTGACCTCGCTGCTGCATATTACGCACGCCTTGCAACTCGGCGTGAGCAGGACGACGCTTGCGACGTGCTGCCCGACCTCAACGACCTCGGCCCTACAGACGAGGAACTCGAAGCGTACTACGCCGACCAGGACGCTCAAGTCCTCGCATATCGCAGTTAGGCCCCGTGGCTCAGCCTCGTACCTCGGCTGAGTCAGTCATCCTCTTTGTTCTTCAATCTAACTTAGGAGCCCATCATGGCTAAATCCAAAGCACTCATCGCAGCTGAAGCACGTATCGCTGCACTCGAACTCGAACTCAATGCTGCAGCAAATCACACTGCCGCGCTTGAGGCCCGCATCTCTATGGCAACGGTTGTGTACCACGGCTTGAAAGGCCGCATTCATGAACTTGAGTCCGTGGTCTACACGCGTGGCGTCGTCGCAACTGCTGCTGAATCCGTAACACCGATCGTCACACGTTACACCAAGGCTGATGGTTCAGTCTGGGAAAAGACACGTGTGGGTAACCGCGCTTCTTCGTACCAAATCAATTAAGGAGCATCACCATGAGTCGCAATCAACTCAAAGACCTCGCTGAAGACTTGTTCTACGGCGTACTCACTCTTATCACCTACGCCAGCATCGGCATCTTGCTCGCTTGGCGTGGCTAAGCTCTTCGCCTCTGGGTCACGTGCGGCCCAGCACGAAGCACTTCGCTTCAACACACTACCTAACTAAGGAATCATCATGGCCACTCGTACACGCAAACAAACTATCCCAGCTACTCCGTTCGTGGAAACTGTTCACCCTGAAGCAGAGTTCACTATGCCCAAGGTTGACTGGGCTCATATCATCAAGGGCGAGGCCTCTTGGAAACGCTGGGGCATTGCAGTGGTTGCATCGCTACTCGCCTCGGCGACTATTGGCCAAGTCGGAGGTGTAGTGCTTGGCTATTTGATGGTAGGTGCCATCGTACTCACTGGCTCAGCGTTTATCACTACTCTAATATATGTGCTCGGTATCCTGCTTGCTATGTATGCTGGGTACCGCGCATCGATGTTCACATACATCAATGTCATCGACAAAACAGTCGATGCCAAATGCTCAGCCGCTTGGGGCTGGGTCACTTCATTGTTTGGCTCTAAGAAAGTGTGCGCATCATGATTGAAATGGGCATCGTCGTAGGCATGGGTTTACTCATCAGCCTAGTCAAAATGAACTGGAAGTGGCGCATGCACTTATTATCAAATCCTCTAACAATGGATATTCTTATATTCATTTCGTTATGTCTGATCCACTGGGGCACGTATAGCGGCGTGATGGTTGCCACAGTCGGCGCCATGACGTGCTCACTGGTGCTATCAGGAGCCCGCTGGCTGTACGGACACGTCGAGGATGGTACCTATGTACCAGGCTACTTCGATATTGGCTCTAAGCTCGTTTAAAGACGTCGCTTAGAACTGTCTCATTTACACCACACAGGCCGGCTCTGTCCGGCCACGTTCAGCCTCGTTCCTCGGCTGAATCAGTCATTTCTTTTGTCTTTAACTCTTTAGGTATTCATCATGTCCATGCACCCACGCCTCTGCGAAGAAGTTCGCTTCTCGCTTCAGTTCGATGACGATCTGATCATCACCAACACCGTCCGCTCCGAGTTCTCATGGGGTGAAGACCCTATGGACGCACTCATGCTCAAACAAGAGCTCGAACGTGAGGAGCTCATGGCTTATCTCACTGAACACATGCACTGATAACTCTTCTTGCTGGGTGTTGCATGCAGCACTCAGTGAGAAGCGCAACTGCGTCTTCATTACTCAACCACAAAGGAAATCATCATGACCACATCCGTCGCACAAGCTCTGAACACTGCTGGCGTCTCCACAACTAAACGCGTTCGTAAGATTGCTCCTGTCATCACCACTCCAAAGGAAACTCAAATGAAATCAGCTCGCGTCGTTCCCCCTGGCACCATGGCTGCACTCGCTGTAGCCTCGTCATCCGGCTCGACATTTTTTGACCCGATCGACTTACTTGAAGACAAGCTTGGCCATCAAGCAGCTCTGCACTCTCGGGTTATGGAGTCTATGGCTTGGATGCTGGGCGCGTCTTGCATCGGTCAAGCACGCTCTGTGCTATTCACTCGCTATCAAGAACAAGAGACTGAACACACTAACACAGTCTCATTCAACGATTTCTGCCAAGGTGTCGCTGAAACCATCGACCATCCGTCTATATATGGGCGCAACAGTGATAACACCACCGACCTCGAAGCAAGCGAAGGTGCACATGAAAGCCCCGAGGCTGTTTTGGCCATCCTGCTGGCTGTGTATGAACAATGGCACGATGCTGCTGCTCGTGCTGCAGCTGCTGATAACCGCGACTATAAATCCAAGTCATGGCGTGAGCAAATGGAATCTGAAAAAGTCAAAGCTCCTGACATCGGCACACGTGTCAACTACCGCAAGATCGCTGACCTCGAAGCACGCGGTGACACAGCCAAAGCTGAACGTCTGTACGCTTCATACATGGAAGCTAATGCCTTGGCTGCCGCATCACGTGTCGATAACAACAAGTCCTTAATGCCTACTATCCTTGAAATTTTGCGCACCGCCGGGCGCTACGCATTGGAATCCTCACGTTTCGATGAACTGCCTCTACTCAAACAACGGCAGCTCACCACTTTCGCCATCGGGGCGATAGATCGTTCACGTAATGATTTGGCCAGTCGCATGAGCAAACAGCCCATTGCATTCGGCCACATTGCCGAGGCTGCCTTCCAGGCCACTGAAGCTCTCAACAAAGTTGTGATGCAGAAGTTCAACGACGTTGGCGAGCTCGAGAATGTACGCTCACAAGTCAGCATCAACATGGAACGTGGCGCCAAACGTGTCGCTTGTTCCATCGACTGATAGTTAACAGGAAGGCAAGGGTCACATAATCCTTGCCTTTTCTAGCCCTCAAAAACGGACTTACGCAATCACGTTACACAAGTTTTAAAACTCCTCTCTATAAAACTCTACTACTCCTTTATTACACTATATATTTCTTAATCTTAATTTAAAGAGTGTAAAGTGTAATATATGTAATAAGTAGGGATAGAAGGCTTGTAGAGCGACTTTTTGATTACACTAATTACGCCAAATCCGCGGTCTAAAATAGACTTCCATCTGTTTAAGCCCTACAGGACATGAAGCCATGAAATTGACCTTTTTACAAGCCAGCGTTCCGTTAACCAAGTCGTACACGAAGCTGTCCGGCGGCACCATTGAAAAGTCTTCATACCCCAACGTATGGGAAGTCAGCTCGATCGATGAAGACATCACCACCCTGAAAGAATTTGAAGCCGCCATCGTCAAACACGCAGCCACCGGGCACTGTTTACTCAAAGGCAACGTGATGAAACCACTGGTGTCCGAGTCTCGCAAGGGCAGCACGGACAGCAACGCCACAACAAATTGGCTTTGCCTTGACATCGATGGTATCAACCCTACCTTCACCACCATCGTGTCACGACCCAACCCAGTCACTGGGCAGATGGAAGAAGTACAGTCCGTGATCAATGTGACCATCGACACCCTCATGGAGTCACTCGGTCTTAAGGACGTCAGCTACATCCTTCAGTGGTCAGGCTCCATGGGCATCGGGGGCAACACCTTGCGCTGCCACATCTTCATCATGCTGACCAAAGCTATCAGCGCTCCACTCATCAAACAGTGGCTCATCCAGAAGAACCACGAGGTTGCCATTCTGCGTGAACACCAGGCACTGACAAAAACCGGTAGCTCGTTGACATGGGGCCTGGACATCACAGCCTGCCAAGCAGATAAGCTGATCTACATTGCACCACCCACACTCAAAGGCATCAAGAACCCACTCGGGCGTACCCCGCGCATCTCGCTCGTCACCAAAATCCAAGCAACTTATGACCTCACCGGCAAGATCAATTCGACTGATCAGAATCGTGCGCTTACAGACGCCAGGGTGCTTGAACTACGCGAACGCGACGGACTGCCTAAGCGCAAACTTGTTTACAAACATGTGGGCGGGCATGAAATTATGGCCAAGCCCGGTGAATGCATCGCCACAGAGACTAAAGTTGATCGGGGGTTTGTCTACTTCAACCTCAACGGTGGAGATTCCTGGGCCTACTTTCATCCTGAAAACAACCCTGACTACATCTTCAACTTTAAGGGTGAACCCGTCTACCTGACCAAGGAACTATTACCTAGCTACTGGGAATCCCTGAACCAGCAAGCCTATCGTGAAGCCTCCAATGGCCTCACCTATCTGGCATTCCTGGACAGGGCCACCTCTACCTATTACCGAGGCACTTATGACGCAGCCAATGACCTCCTGGACATCTATCCCGCGAAGAACGAGTCGATGGTTAGACAGTTTGCTGACGCCAACGGACTACGTCTCGGCCCCAATATCCCAGAATGGGACATGGAATTCAATCCGCTCAATGGCGTACGCGTCGACATCCCCAACCGCACCATCAACACCTTCGAGCGTACTGTCTATATGAAGGCACCAGTCAAGAAGGTTACCAAGATTCCACCCATGTGCAACAAAATCATCAGCCACATCTTGTCCAACGACACAGGCACCAAGGAGCACTTCATGAACTGGCTGGCTTGTATCGCTCAGAACCTGGACCGCACGCGTACAGCCTGGGTATTTCAGGGCGTACCTGGAACAGGGAAAGGACTGCTGTTCAACAAGATTCTCCAACCCCTGTTTGGTAAAGACCAGGCAGTCATCAAACGTGCTGGCGAGCTGACTGAAAAATGGACAGACTTTGTGCAGGGCAAGTTCATCGTCTTCATCGACGAAATTCAAACTTCAGCCCTCAAAGACGAAGCCGGTGTGATCGCCAACATGAAGAACTTGATCACTGAGCCTACAGCAATGATCCGCATGATGAACCGCAACAGCTTCGCAGTACCCAACTACACAAACTGGATATTCGCCTCCAACAAACCAGACCCCGTGGCTGTGGACAAAAACGACCGGCGTTTCAACGTGGCACCTTACCAGGGCACCGAGTTCCCACGCCCCACGGATGAAGAGATCGACGCGATCGAAGGCGAGTTGCAGGCGTTCTATCACTACCTGCTGAACTACAGCGTCGACAAGCTCGTAGCCTCCACACCACTGCAGAGTGATGCACGTAACACACTCATTACCCTGAGCCAGAGCACCAGTGAGAGCACCGCCGATGCTGTGCGTGAGGGCAATATGGAGTTCTTCCTGGACCAGCTGCCCAACACCGACGCTTATAAGCTCGACAACAAGCTGCTGCCTATCGTCGAATCCTACCGCCGCGCACTGTGCGACATCTTGTGCCGCGCCAGGCCAGGTGTACCATGCAACGTGCGCCGAGACGAGCTGTTTGCCATGTTCAACTTCACAGTGGGTGGCATGTCCCAGAGCCCAGCGACATTCACCCGGTTCTTAGGCCACCGCCAACTGACCATCAAACCCGTGGCCATATCCGGTGGCAAAACAGAGCGTGGGCTCGCCACAGTATGGGAGAACGCTGCATCATTCCAAGACATCCTGAAAACACATTTCGCAGACATGACAAAGGTGAAATCATGAAGAGCAGTTATACCGAAGACGAACTGTGCGAATTCAACAAACTGAGAGCGCAAGGCTGTGCGGTCTGCGTATTCCTGCCCTCAGAGCTTGGTTCAATGTCAGCAGATGACGCCGAAGAAATTATGTGTATGTCAGTCAATGACCGAGTGGAGACTACTGATGAACTGTCCGACCTGTAATGCACCCATGAAGGTCATGATGACGACGCAGCTCTCTTTACAGGTCAACCGAATCAGGCGGTGTGAGAACGGCCACACATTCTCAACATGCGAGTCTTTCGACAGCTCTATCGAAGAAGACAAGCGCAGATATAACTCCGGCCGTGGAAACGATTCGACACCAACAGAAGAAAGGCTGACATGAGCACAAAGCGCATTACCGTAAATGTGAGCCAGGACGTTGACCTGATCCGGGAGCGTCTGGTGGCCGACACGGGGATACGCATGAGCTACATCCAGATTTTCAATTACCTGATCCACTTCTACATAAAGCACGCCGCGGAACCTCGGACGCGATGGGCCTCAGGAGAAACAAAATGAAAGCATTACACACGCCGGGACCGTGGTTTGTTGGAAACAAATTCACTATAGCTACATGCAGCAATAATGATGATCAAACCTTCGGCATGTTGATTCCTATTGCAGATGTTTATGGCGAAAATCGGGTGGAGGATGCCCGTCTTATAGCAGCCGCACCTGATTTGCTTTCCTCTGCCGTTGAGTTTCTTGCAGCCTCTGAGTTCAGCGCGCCGATCGTCGATCATGATGAAGCAATGCCCCGCTACAAAGAGGCAGACCGTGCGCTAAGAGAAGCCATAGCCAGAGCAAAAGGAGTCACAAAATGAATAACTGGGACGATAGATACTTGAACAGGAAGATGCCCGATGCGGCTGTCGAAAACACAGCGGTTGAGCAGGTTGATAGCCTCTTTAAATGGCTTGGGCGTGTCGTTGGCTTGGTCATAATCTTAGCCGCTGTAGGCTATGTCATCGGCGGGCTGTTATGAGCTTGAGCAACGACACCGCCCGGTGTATGGGCCACTTCGCCGCAGCGGAATACAAATCTGTGCTGCCCCCAATATGCATCGATTGCAAAAGACGCACAGCAAAAAGGCTTGAACCATATCAATGGTGGATGCGCGGCGAGGTTGTGGACGACAAGTGCAATCACAAGATCAAGGATGAATCATGACAAAAGCTATTCAAATCAAACACCGCTGGACTGGTGACGTCCTATTTGAGGGTAACAGCGGCACAACCATAAGGGCTACGCTCGAAAAGGCGACAGCAGCAAAAACCTACTTGCGCGACGCCGACCTGAGTGGTGCCGACCTGAGTGGTGCCGACCTGAGTGGTGCTAACTTACGCGGTGCTGACCTGCGCGGTGCTGACCTGCGCGGTGCCGACCTGCGTGGTGCCAACCTGCGCGACGTCGACCTAAGTGGTGCCAACCTGCGCGGAGCCGACCTACGCGGTGCCGACTTGTGGGGTAGAAAGCTCGTCGGCAAGCGCCCGTTTTTAACCATCGGCCCCATTGGCTCGCGCTGCGATTACATGCAAGCGTGGATCACCGACACAGGCGTGATGGTGCAAGCCGGGTGCTTTTTTGACACTCGTGACAAGTTTGAGTTGGCGCTTAATGCAGAGCATGGCGATAGCGATAGCGACCACGGCCAGGAATACCGCGCTGCGCTGGCGCTGATTGACAAGCACGCCGAACTGTGGACACCTGCTGTTGCGCCGCAAGATGCTGAAGAAGATATTTAACACTCAACGTATGGAGACATCATGACAAAAGAACTTGTAGTTGAGCTACGTTTTGCAGCAGACGATTACAGCCTATTTGATAAGAGCATAGGTAGAGATGCCGCCGACACAATCGAACGACTGGGGAATGAACTACTTGCAGCCACGATCCGCATTGACAACGACGCCCGGACGATTGAGAGCCTGACACAAGAGCGTGACGCTGCAATCGCTGAGTCACTAGAGCAGGCACGCCTGCTTGATATAAACAGCGAACGTGGGGCTGCTTTGCTTAGTAGGGCAGACGATATGCAAGCCCGAATCGACGTACTGATGGCAGGATTTTCAAAAGCCACAGATGAACTGTTCGCTCTGTCGCAGGACGATGGCAAGGTCGAACGCGCACTAGACAGAGCTAATGCAGAAATTGCAAGACTCAAAGATTCATTAGGGGAAACCAAATGATTAAGCCCTTAGCTGGGCTGAATCTGGAGTGAATTTTGAGTAAAGAAACTGTAGAAAACTGACGCACGAAATCTACAAACTGTGTGTCGGGCAGGATGTTGCAGCAGTCGTAGGCGCAGGGCTGAATATCGTTTTACCGCGCTTGATTCTGTTGATTCGCAAGAAATAAGGGCCCACTTCGCGCGCTCTTTGCGCGACATGGCTACACAGATTGAAAGCCATATAAAAGAAAGTGTGCACTGACATGGGCGAAAGAGCTGCATTTGAAAAGTGGTACATGAGCGGTGATCTGAATATCAAATCCATTCACAGCTTTGACTCAACGTATTACACGTCCCCAACGACACGAATTGCATGGGTAGCTTGGCAAGCCTCCCGCAGAGATGCGCTCGAAGAATCTGCTGACGCGCAGCAACATACATGCACATGGACGCTTGACGATGATGAGTTAGGCACTTGGGCATCATCATGCGGTGAGCTTTGGAGCTTTATCGACGGTGGGCCGGATGAAAACCGGATGTCGTATTGCCATCGTTGCGGTGGCAAGGTCGTCAAAGGGGAATCAGAATGACATACATAGGATTCCTCTACGAGGAATTACGCAGAGCTACTGATGGTGGCAACGAATCGATGACGCATGAGGAAGCGCTGAAGCAAATCAAATACTAGCGGAATGCCATGAATACGATACCTTACGAATGGATGGCGTCAAGCGTACCTACTGCAACGCGTGATGCACTGGCAGAGGACACCCTACAACAGTATACGGCGGCATACCAGGGGATAAAGCAGCCTGACCTAGTCGTGGAAGCGCAGACGACGATAGACACCTTCATTACCGACCAAGGGCCTCTTGGGCTTACGAGTGAGCAAATGAACATGCTGGTATTTGGGGAAGCGAAGTCACCAATGGACGCAACACCCCAGCCAGCTATCCCTGCGGGGTGGCAACCGATTGAGACGGCACCGGACGACTTTGTGCTTGTACACGAAGATGGCGCGATGCGTGCGCTTGTACACACAAACGGCAAGTGGAAAAATCCCAGCTACCCGGCGCTCGTTTCGCTTGCTTGGGGTGATGTACTGGTAGGCGATGATGCCAATCACGTGCTTGCGCCGCTTGGCTACAGGCTTGAGTTGCGAGACGGATGCTGTGAAAACCCTACAGAATGGATGCCCCTCCCAGAAGTACCAAATCCTGAAAGTAAATCATGAGCCGAATTAAAGCAATGCAACAGGCGCTTGATGCGCTTTTGTCACATGTAAGCGCGTACCCACACATGGATAAGGGTTACATGGTTGATGCGCGTGAAGCCTTGCGTGAAGCACTGACAGAGGACACCCTACAGCAGCATGCGACGTCATACCAGGAGATGGAGCAGTCTGACCCAACAGACGAACGAACCAAGTTGATCAGTCGGTTGCGTCTAGGTGCGTCAATATTACGTGACCGCGGGATTAATGAAGACTTTGCGGCTATTGCCGACGACGCGGCCGACATGCTAGGGGCTGATGCTGCTTGGTATGCAAAGGGCGACAGACTTATGAATGCCAGCTTCAGCCCCTTGTTCAGTGCAGGGCAATGGTGGGCAGATCGCCCTTGGGGAAAGAAAACATGACGCCTGAAAACAAACGCGCCAGAGAAGCATATCGCACCGTCGCTAGATGTGAGGTCTGCCGCTGGCCGCTCAGTGCACAAAACTGCTTGCATTGCCGCATTGGACATAGACAGAATCAATTGACTCTCTTCGTTTTTTAATCTGACATCTATGAACAACCTAACCACTCACGCCGCTGAACTTTTCCCTAATCACCCAGCCTATCAGACAGCTTGGCTCCGAATGATTAAGCTCCTCGGCCCCAAGTGGCTGCTGGCTACCCCCGTCAGGAGAACAGCATGACAGGCGAAGAATGGAAAGAGAAATACTACCCAGTCGAGGCGAGTGACTGCCCTAAAGACGAAGCCATCGCTCACAGCATCCGCAAGTGGGAAGGCGTTGCCTGGGCTGTCCAAAACCATATAGCTGTACCAATCCGAGTTGACGCGTCGACCTGTACGCTGTGCATCTACTTCTACGGCACCAGTGCCGAAGGTGAAAGTCGCTGCCTCAGGTGCCCGCTGGCCATCAGCTTGGGATACAGATGTGATGAAGGTACCGACAACGAAGAATCCCCTTGGGGAGCTTACTACAACAACAAAGACCCGTTCCCTATGCTCAAGGCCCTGCACGCTATCAAACCATGAAACCTACCACAACATTTGGACGCGAGCAGCCAACGCGCTACCGTCCTCCCCTTCCCATCCCTGCTGGCGAGCGCAGCTACTACCTCCCCGGCGACGGCGACGTGAAGGCTATACGTCGTCCTGGATCAGACCACTCCCACATTAAGTCACGAGGGCAACTATGCTGAGCAATGAAGTCGAACTCTCCGGTCTGGGTTACATCTGGGCCGAAACACAAAAGATTCTCAACGCCAAATGCGACGCTGAAGAATAGCCCAACCACAACCTTTGGAGCTTATAAGCCATGAAGAAGATTACCCATACCCCCAAGCAACAAGCGCGGCGCACTCGCGCGTTAGCCCGTTTCACGGTTGACCCTGGACGACTTGATGATACCGAATATGTAGCTCGTAAAGAGCAGGAACGTACGGCACTCAAAGCACGTTTAGGGGCACAAGCATGAAACCATCATCCATTCGCACGACACTCAAGCACTTGATCACCAAGAAACGCCCGCCGTTCATCTGGGGTGCACCAGGCGTTGGCAAGTCTGACGTGGTCCGTCAGGTCGCAGACGACATGAAGTTCGAGCTGCGTGACGTTCGACTGTCTTTGCTAGACCCGATCGATCTCAAGGGCTTTCCTACCATCGACGCAACCAAAAAGCTCATGAAGTGGTTGCCAGCTGACTTCTTACCCACCAAAGGCAAAGGCATCCTGTTCTTGGATGAAATGAACAGCGCTCCCCAATCCGTCCAAGCTGCTGCTTACCAGTTGGTACTCAACCGTAAGATTGGCGACTACGAGCTACCAACCGGCTGGGCCGTAGTTGCTGCGGGCAACCGGGCCTCTGACCGTTCAGTGGTTCATGCCATGCCCGCTGCGCTGGCCAACCGTTTCGTTCACCTGGACTTCGATGTCAACGTCGAAGATTGGAGCTACTGGGCTATGAACAACGAGATTCATCTCGACATTCGTGCCTTCATTCGCTTTCGTCCGAATCTTCTCCATTCGTTCGACGTCAACACCAACCCGCGTGCCTTCCCAACACCGCGTAGCTGGGTGTTTGTGGACGACATCTACAAAAACAACCTGCCAGCTGACGATGAGTTTGAACTGATCAAAGGCACCGTTGGCGAGGGTGCAGCGGCTGAGTTCTCAGGCTTCGTACGCCAGATCAAGGACCTACCGACCATTGATCAGGTGCTGCTGGACCCGGATGGCACGAAACTGCCAAGCAATCCAAGCGCTCAATACGCCATGGTGACTGCCCTGGACAGCAAGGCCACCACCGGCAACCTGGCGCGAATCATGAAGTACGTTGAGCGTATGCCAGTGGAGTTCCAGACAGTGTTCGTGCGCAGCGCAATTCGCCGTGACTCGAAGCTGACTGGTACGAAGTCCTATGTGGACTGGGGGCTGAAAAATAGTGCGGTGCTGGCGTGAACCTTGTCGAACACCTTAACCCGTTCGTCCGGTGGCCAGCACGCATAGTCGTGCTACCGATCATGTTGATGGTCAGTGCCGTGTGCATCCTGGGCCTGATGCTCAGAGACTTAATCCGACTAAGCCGCAAGTGAACAGCACCTGACTGTGTGAAATCCTGAGACGGCTTCACACAGTCAGGCTCGTTCACGCCCGACTGCTCGGATGCGAAGAAACCCACCTGCAGAAGGAACCAACACAATTCAACATATATTGACTACAAGTGAAAATTAACCAGAGAGCAAAACGATGACCAATCCATTACAAACTAAAGCAATGTTGGTGCAATTGTCTATTTCGCAGTGGACCGGCAGAAAGGCTGACAAGAAAGTCACCAGTGAAGTTGAGCAGGTTCATGGCGCTCACGATTCTGGTAAGTTCAACAAGATTCTGGTAGCCAAAGAACTACTCGACCCAATCGCCAAAATTGCCGGTAGAGCCCGCGACTATCACTACCACCTGACGCTGGCCTGGTCAGACTCCGGCCCGCGCATTCTACCCAGTGCCCTGTTCGCTGAGTACACCACGACATTTCGCGGGCTCAAGGCTGAGTTCGAGAAAGCCGTGAACACGATGGTGGCGTCTTACCCGGTCGAAGTCCAAGCAGCGCGTAACCGCCTGGGCACCATGTACGAGCCAGACGACTATCCAGACCCTGGCGACATGTACATGAAGTTTAACCTGAAGACTGAGTTCATGCCAGTGCCGGACGGGGACGACTTTCGTGTATCTGTTGGGGAGGATGATCGACAACTACTGGCTGATTCCGTCCGAGAGTCCGTCAACACGCGTCTTGCTGCTGCAGTCACTGCGACGTACTCGCGTATTCGAGATGTTGTCTCCAAAATCGAAGAAAGACTTTCTGTACCAGGTGCGATTTTTAGGGACAGCCTGATCACCAACGCCATCGAGCTGTGCCAGGTGCTTGACGGGCTCAACATCACAGATGACCCAGTCATCACAGACATCTGCAAAGACATTAGAGATCACTTACTCATGCCACCAAGCTTAGTGCGCACCAACTCGAGCACGCGTCAAGCTACCGCCGAGCAGGCCACCCGCATCCTGGCGAAACTGCCGTGAACGCCTGGTCTAAATTACCTAATGCAGCACATATTGATGCCGTACTTGCACACTTAAGACTGCACCCTGATCGTTGGAGCGCAGCCAGGGGCGTAGCCTGGGACACAGCCATAGATGCAGCCTGGAACGCAGCCGGAGACGCAGTCGGAGACGCAGCCAGAGGCATAGTCTGGGACACAGCCGGAGACGCAGCCGAAGATGCAGTCTGGAGCGCTGCCAAAAGCGCAGTCTGGAGCGCTGCCAAAAGCGCAGCCCGGGGTGCAGCCAGAGGTGCAGTCCTAGCCCTGATCGCCTATGACGACTGTGCACATTTTTTAGCTCAACCTGTAGAATCTGTACGGGTGTCATCTCGATTAGGTGTACCCAGCGCACTTTTGTTGCTCCCTGCATGTATCGCAATGGGAGGCGAGTCGTGACCCCTGAATATGAGGATGAAGTAGCTGAGACGTGGGACGTGCAGCGAGCGTTAGTCACGCTTCATCACATCGATCCAATCTGGTTCAGCAATCTCGCCACCTTCGAGCGCATGAACCCACGCACCCGTATTCTCTGGTGGCGCGGAGCAAGAAAACAAGCTCAGCTCGGCGTACCCGCTATGCAGACGCTACTACTGAAAGTTATCGAAATACGACTCACGGAGTAAACATCATGGGGTATTCAATATCCACCCGCAACCTGAAGTGCATCAGCAACTTCGCCGAAGCTGAAGCCTTCTGGGCCGCAGCTAAGCCTTGGCGCAACAGACCTGCGTCCTGGCGCCCATTGGGTGAACGTCGAGCTAGGCATAAGCGCATCGTGCGCATCAACGACGGTGGCGGCTATCAGTTGGTGCTGCATCAGACATCTATCGTCACTTATTTCAAAAATGGCGACATCAGCTTGCAGACCTACAGCAGCGCCTCAACACAAGACTTCGCTTGGTACATGAAGCCAACGGGCATGAAGCCTCACTCTGTGAGAGGCGTGATGTACTGGGAATTTCCCAGCCAGGAAGGCCCACGTTTTGTGCGCCAGAGTAACGACCCCCTATTTCTGACTTATGTCGGAACCGGTCAGTACCACCTAACCACTGAGCCCGCCGTCGATTACGAGTGGGTACTGGACCGCAAGAAAGCAGCCGCTACGCGCAAACAGCTTAGCCACTACAAACGCTGGTACGACATGACCTCGCGGCTCATGGGCCACGACCTTCGCAGAGAAATCTCCGCTTCAGAAGTCGCAGCCCTCTTGCGCAACTCAGACAATCTGGACTTTTTCGTCGATACCGGCACCTATTGGGGTCCCGCTGAGGGTATGTATCCTAGAGCTTATGAACTCACTGGCGCCCGAACCCGGGTGCCAGTGCCTTACGATAGACTACCAAGGAAACAGAGATGAGTCGTATATCCATCATTGTGTACCACGATAGCGCAACTGAAAAGATCGTAACTCACGCAGACAGCGCCAGTGACATCGAAATGCTCGACTATGCAATCAAAACTTTCGGTCCGGCTCACAGAATTAAACGTGTCCATCTTTGCTCCGAAGACAGCGTCCACGTCAACGAAGCACCACTCGTTACCTGGCTTAAAACCGTCAAAAGGCTTACCAAATGATTAATCAAGGCGTCGCAGACCAGCTCACTCGTGCCCGCACACAACTGATTCTGGATCATTCGTTCTTTGGCCAGCTCGCTCTGCGCCTGCCGCTGGTGGAAGATACCAGTACCAAAACACTATCGGTCAACGGCAAGCGCATCCGCTACAACCCGACGTTCGTTGAGACCTTGAGCGGCCCGCTGACCAAAGCCGCCATCGCCCACGAAGTGATGCACTGCGTCTTTGACCACATCGGCCGGCGCCAGGACCGCAACCCGCGCAAGTGGAACCAGGCAGGTGACTATGTCATCAACCTGGCGCTACAGGACTCAGGCTTCGAGATCGGTAAGTCCTGGCTGCTCAACACCGCGTTCGCCGGCATGGGCTCTGATGAGGTCTACAACCTGCTGCCTGAACCTGACGACGAAGACGGTAAAGACCCACTCGATGAGTGTCAGGACGGTGACCCCAGCGACATTGAAGTCAATGCCACCGACTGGAAGATCGCTACCATTCAGGCAGCCAACCAGGCCCGCGCCGAGGGCAAGTTGCCTGCCAGTCTGAGCCGCTTTATCGAAGAGCTGACCGAGACTAAGATCGATTGGCGTGCCATGCTACGCCGCTTCATCACTGAAACATCAAAGAATGACTACTCGTGGCAACGGCCTAACCGACACTTCATCGAACAAGGCTTCTTTCTACCTACCTTGTACAGCGAATCCATGGGCGAAATTGTCGTGGCCATCGATACCTCAGGTTCGATTAGTCAAGAGATGCTCAACACATTCGGCGGAGAGATCAAAGCCATCGTTCAGAGCAGTCGACCAAGCAAAACTCATGTCATATATTGTGACAGTCAGGTCAACCACGTTGATGAGTTTGGCCCCAATGATGACCTCAGCTTCGACATGCACGGCGGAGGCGGTACAGCGTTCAAGCCGGTGTTCGACTACGTGGCAGAGTGGGGCATCAAGCCGGTGTGTCTTGTCTACTTGACAGACCTGTATGGAGACGCCACATTCTCTCCGCCCGACTACCCGGTCATGTGGGGGTGCACTACCCATGAAGTTGCGCCGTGGGGTGAGACAGTGAGGATTGAGGAATGAAGATCACCGAGATTGACGGCGAACTGTTCATCGACGAACAAGGCGCCGTCGGATACATCAACGTGATGGGCAATCATGCGATCTTCTCGTTCACGACGCGATCGGTAAGCCTTACCGCAGAGCAACGGGCGGAAATATGTGCTTATGCTGTACCTCGGATTGACAAGATCAATACGTTGGCTCTGGTGACAATGCGGCTTGAAGGCGCGGACGACAGTAGGCTCAGACTACATCGTTCTCTGCTCGCCACTATCCCACCAGTCGCCCCTAAGCCTAGACCATACCTTAAGGTTACGTACGATGAGCCCAGCACCGTGTTCGGACAAAAAATTGTGCGTGTCTTACTCGACGACCGTGTTGTCGGCCAGTTCAGCCTATTGTCTTCTGGCTGGAAATTTATGTGGATCGGTGACACCTGGGCGCGGGTATCGACCACAAAAATGGCCGAGATTCAACAGCTGATACACGATAAAAAATACATGCTGGACCTTACAACTCGGTTTACAAGGTGAACACCATGTTTTGGCGTAACCCTATCGTTAACAAAAGTCTTTGCTTGGTCTGGTACGAAACTGACGACATCAAGATATGCATCGGAGAAATCAGTGCTGATCACAACAAATGGAACTTCCACCACAATAATATTTCTGCAAACCTGAAGCCAAATAAGCTGCAGGAACTACGCAGCTGGGCGAAGGATCAGATTATTCTGATGAATCTTACTGAGAGGAAGCTGAAATGAGCATCAATGTCGCATTTGTGTATGTCGACAGCACCAAAAGATATTTTGCCTATGTGGAAGGCGCCTGTGTTGGGCAAGTAGCGCGCAGAGTTTACAGCAACTGGGCATTTTTCCCTGACCCAAGCGCAGAGAACATCTTCCCGCCGTCCCAGGTAGCCGAAATTCACCTATCTTGCATTGCCCGTGCCGCCCTGCTCAACCTAACCGCGAGAATGCTGAAGTGACCGAAGTTGAAGAGAAAACCGAATTCAAGTTCTCTGAGCTCAGCGCTAGCGCTAAAAAGGCTGCTCGTGACAAGTACCGTAGTGACGATCACCTAGGGTACGACTGGTGGGGCTACATCTACAAAGATGCGGTGCGCATGGGGGGAATGCTCGGCATTGAGATCAGCAAGACGTGGCACGCGCCCAACGACCCAAACCGCAAGGGTTACGAGACCATCGACATCTCCTTTTCTGGTTTCTGTAGTCAAGGTGATGGCGCCAGCTTTGAAGGGAATTACCGATATGCCCCAGAGGCCATCGCTAATGTCGTCTCAAAAACCACTGACGAAGAACTGCTACGCATTGCCCAAGAGCTGACGCTGCTGCAGCTGACACGCCGGCTGCAAGGACTTGAATCATTCAGTGCGACGATCAGAACATCAGGAAACTACAGTCACTCAGGAACGATGAACGTCGAAGTAAACTCTGAAGACGAGGATGACGAGCATATCAATGTGTCCGAAGACCTTGAAGACGATGTCACCCGGCTCATGCGTAATTTTGCCGACTGGATATACAAATACCTTGAAGTCGAGTACGACTATCTGACGTCTGATAAGTATATCAATGAGCGCCTCAACGAGGGCGATGACATGTTTGACGAAGATGGTGCAATAATCTAAGTTCTAAATACGAAAGCACTACGATGGCAACTTCCTGGTCATTCAGCAAACTTGGTGATTTCACCAAGTGCAAAAAATATTTCTGGCTTAAACACGAGCAGAAAATTCCTGAGCCTGAGCGCCCCCTACCCAAAGGCAAAACAGAGCATGCCAACGATCGTGGTAGCCGCATCCATGACAATCTGGAGGGCTATGTTCGTGGCAACCACGACGATCTCTGCCCCGAAGCAGAGAAGTACTTTGGTGTTCACGCTGACTTTCTGCGCGTGATGTTCGAAGAGGGCCTGGTCGAACTCGAGGGTGAGTGGGGCATGAACAAGGACTGGGAGATCGCTCCATGGGCCAATGCCTGGCTGCGCCTTAAGCTCGACGTGCTGGTGCATGTGGGCACTGACGAGGCGATCGTAATCGACTACAAATCCGGTAAGAAGTGGGGCAATGAGGTTAAGCATGCCCAGCAGCTCCAGCTCTATGCCCTGGTCACCGCCCTACGCTACCCACATCTAGAGATGATTACCGCCGAGCTGTGGTACGTCGACATTGGCGAGACCACCAGCCAGACGTTCACACGCGCCCAAGCGCTGCGTTTCAAGCGCGGGTTCGATGCCAACGGCACCGCGATCGTCAACTGCGTTGATTTTCCAAGCAACCCCAACAAGTGGAGTTGTCAATGGTGCATGTATGGGCCTCATCACTCTGGGCATTGCGCCGAAGGCGTAAGAAAAGCATAAATGATCGTCACACGCAAAGGGTAGATAGCGTCGTTTCTGATCTGGCGGTGGGTGCGTCCTAAGCCGAATCAGCTGAGTAAAGTGGTCTTACCCGTCTCGCCCCACCTACTCGGACCTCCCCACCCTGCCCCGACCAGGTAACGCACAAGTCGGGATTTTTTTTTTGATGAGCAGGGTACGGCCGTCAGTCGGCATTCGCTATACGGGCTGTTTGATGCAGCTACGCAGCGTTAAGCGCAGGCATCTAGACATACCCTGCTCATCAAAGAACCTCGACCAGATAACGCACAAGTCGGGATTTTTTTATGTCGACAACTCCGGAGGACTTGACTGAAATGGACACCGCCTTCCTTTGTGCGTCTTGCCGTAAATACAAGGCAAGTACAAGCCTCGCATCTATAAAGCTATTCAACAAGCTCGTTTGTCTCTCATGCCTCGACAAGTACAACAGGCGTAGCACGCAAAAAAAGAAACGAACCACCGCCCGGTATACCGAAAGAGCCATAAACCATTTTGCGCATACACCATGACTAAACCCAAACCCTTCGCGCACCAAAAGCAATCCATCAAACACAATGACACTACTTCCATCGTCTTTGATACCAGCGACCCGGGCACGGGCAAAACTTATGTCCGCATTGCCGCCTTCGCTAAGCGCCGCGCAAAAGGCGGCGGAGCTCTACTCGTTCTTGCCCCACGATCTCTCCTGCGCAGCGTCTGGGTCAATGACACCAAAAAGTTTGCCCCGCACCTCACAGTTTCTGTGGCCGATGCAGCTAACCGTGCCGAGGCTTTCGCTGCCGATGCAGACGTTTACGTCACCAACGTAGATGCCGCCAAGTTTCTCGCTGATCAGAAACCGGCGTTCTTCAAACGATTTTCAGAGCTGGTGATTGACGAATCAACTGCCTTTAAACACCACACCAGCCAACGCTCTAAAGCCATGGCCAAGATCGCTAAATACTTCGAGTACCGGTGCTGCATGACGGGCACACCAAACAGCAATTCCATTACTGATGTTTGGCACCAGGTCTACATTCTTGATGCAGGCAAACGCTTGGGGTTTAGTTTTTACAAATTCCGTGATGCTGTCTGCACACCCAACCAAGTGGGCCGCATGGCGCAGGCCATCAAGTGGGTAGACAAGGAAGGTTCCGAAGAGGCGGTCTTTGGCCTGCTATCCGACATCGTGATTCGGCATAGGTTCGAAGACTGCGTGGACATCCCACCCAACCACCAGTACAGCGTCGACTACGATCTGACGCCCAAGCAGATGCGTGCTTACCTTGAAATGGAAGAAACGCAAATGCTGACCTTCAAGGGCAAAGCGCCCAGCATGATGGCGGTCAACGCCGCGGCGGTCGCCACCAAGCTGCAGCAAATCGCCTCGGGTGCGGTCTATGACGGCACCGGCGGTTACAAGACGATTGACGTCAGTCGCTACGAAATGTGTCTGGACCTGGTAGAGCAGCGCCAACACAGCCTGGTGATCTTCCAGTGGAAGCACCAGCGCGACGCCCTGGTCGAGGAGGCTACCAAGCGCGGTCTGACCTTCGCAGTGTTGGATGGCAAAACCACGGACAGAGAGCGCGACGAAATTGTGCAACGCTTTCAGGCTGGTCAGTACCGGGTGATCTTCGGCCACCCAAAGACTGTAGCCCATGGATTCACATTGACCAGAGGTACCGCCACGATCTGGGCCTCGCCGACGTACGATTTGGAGTGGTTCAAGCAGGGCAGCAAACGCATGCACCGGCTTGGCCAGACCCAGAAGACTGAGACTATCATCATCGTGGCTAAAGGCACAATCGACGAAAAGGTGTACGCCATGATGACAGAAAAAGACGAACGGATGACGAACTTGTTATCGTTGTTCGAGACACTGACACCGGTGGCAGTATCTGCGAAGAAAGTAGCTAAACGCAAATTATTGGAGACAGCATGACCCCTGAACTCATCAACCTCGCACGAGCCACCGTGATGACCAAGGCGGCTTTTTGGGACGCCCTACGCGCCCTTGAGACCGCTACGGCAAGTAACCCCTACAACGATGGCGATTGGTCAGACCACATCAACGACAAGGTCATCCAGATGGTCAATTCCTTGGCCGCCTTTACTTCGGAGATTGAACCTATCGCCGACGAGGACTTGGTTGATCTCATCAGCCTCGCCCAATCATGACCTGGACTACCGCACTCCGCAAACAGAAGGCCGTGGCCACGTCGACCTTGGGCTTCAGTCGTCCAGCCATCCCGCAACATACACCTGACTGGGCGCGCCTGGTCAGCCTCGATTTCGAGACGTACTACGACGTCGACTACACACTCAGCAAGCTGAGTACCTCTGAGTACGTGCGTGACCCGCGCTTCAAGGCGCAGATGGTCGGCATTAAAGTCGGCAATGGCAAAACAAGGATCATCCCCCATGCAAAAATCAAGACCGAGCTGGCTAAGATCAATTGGTCGACACACAGCCTACTGTGCCACAACACGCAGTTTGATGGTTTTGTGCTTTCCCATCATTATGGTATCCACCCTGCTTTTTTGTATGACTCTCTTAGCATGGCACGCGGTTTGCATAGCAACGACATTGGTGCTGGGCTTGATGAGGTGTCTGTTTATTACGGCGGTCACGGCAAGCTCGAAGGTCTGGAAGCGACTAAAGGGGTTCTGAATTGGGACAAGAAACTGTTTGCCGCCACCGCCATCTATTGCGCCAATGACGTTGACGAGATGCTGCGCGTCTTCAAGTTAATGCTGCCGCAAGTGCCCGACGATGAGATTCACCTCATCGACCTGACCTGCCGAATGTTCTGTGACCCTGTACTGAAAGTCGACATTCCGCGTGTCGAAAAGGAGCTCGAGCGCGAGCTGGCCCGGCGCGAGGTATTGATGTACGAGGCAGTTGATCCGACCGAGCACGATCTGAACGGCAGCCTGTACGACAAAGCCGTGCATGCCAAGCTACTCAAGGGCCCAGAGAAATTGCTCGAGGGCGTGCCCCGTGACATGCAGATCATCAAGCGCATCATTGGCTCCAATGAGATGTTCGCTGCGCTGCTGCGCACCGAGGGTGTCGAACCACCGGTCAAAATCAGTGATGCCTGGATCAAAAAGAAGCCAGAAGAACGCGATAAGGCAGTCGAACTACTGGCTGAAAAAAAGGGTATCAGCCTAAAGGATGCAGAGTACGAAATCAAGTGGACCTATGCGTTCGCTAAAGATGACGTGGCCTTCACCGAGCTGCCCAATCAGGTCGACAACTGGGGGTTTGATTTGAATCTTCACAGCGACGTGGCCCTGATGGTCGCCAAGCAAGAGCGCCTACAGGCTCTGGTCGATGTGCGAATCGCAGTCAAGTCCACAACGAACATCACCCGGGCTGAGCGCTTCTTGACAGCAGGGGCTAATGGCATGAGCCTGCCAATAGGCTACGCCTATTACCGCGCGCACACCGGGCGCTGGGGTGGGCAGAACAAGATGAATATGCAGAACTTGACCCGAGGTGGCGAGTTACGTTTATCAATTTTGGCTGCCAAAGGACACCAGATCGCGGTACAGGACAGTGGCCAAATCGAATGTCGTGTGAATGGCTGGCTCTGGGGCCAAGACGATTTGATGGATGCGTTCAGAGACGCTGACCGTGGTATTGGGCGTGATGCCTACTGCAACTTTGCTGATCACATCTACGGCCGTGAGATCACCAAGGCTGACAAGGTGGAGCGCTTCGTCGGTAAGGTATGCGTTCTGGGCCTCGGGTTTCAGATGGGCGCACCCAAGTTACAGACCACCTTTGCCAAAGGCGCCTTGGGTGGCCCGCCGGTGTACTTCGAGCTCGACAAATGCAAGATGATTGTCAACACCTACCGCAACAAGAACTACAAAATTCAAGCTGGCTGGAAAATCTGCGAGCGCATCATTGAAGACATGGCTGCTGGGCGTACTGGTGGCTACGGCCCACTGAACTGGGAAGCGAACACTATCTGGCTACCCAACGGCATGGCCTTGAAGTATCCCGACTTGCGCAAAGCAACTGGCGAGAAGGGTTGGGATGAGTGGAGCTACCAGGGCGGCAAAATGCGCAAGAAGATTTATGGCGGCCTACTCTGCGAAAACATCGTCCAGGCCCTGGCACGAATTATTGTGGCCTGGCAGATGCTCCAAATCAGCCGTAAATACCGCGTCGTCATGACCACGCACGACGAGGTGGTAGCCATGCCAAAGACAGCCCAGGCAAAAGCCTGTCTAGCATTTATGGCTAAATGGATGAGCACCGCGCCAGCATGGTGCTCAGACATCCCTCTAAACTGTGAAGGAGGATTCGATGTCAATTACAGTAAGTAAGCCCACTGGGCGTTCACCCGCTCTCGGGGTCATCGATGAATGGATAACAGGCAAAGACTGTATGTTCAACACTTACCCCTCCTACGGTGATTATGAGATAGTCAAGCTTGGCCGCAAAGAATACGGTTTTCGGCCATGCAACAAACAGCTGGGTGGCGTCGTCGTCAGCTACAAATGCAGCCACCTCGAAGCCCAGCGCCGATTCAAGCTGATGCTGGTCACCAGAAGGCTGATGAAGTAAAGGGGTCCGGCGACGACGGCAAAAGCGAGTTGAGCGTCCTTGCTCATTTCGTCTGCCGGGCCCCGCCCTGTGTCCAATTTGCCCACAAAGTGTGTGCAAATGTCAAACATCTAAGTTAGAATTCACCTACCCCAAAGGAGCCAACATGACAGAAGCCCTCGAGAAACCCGCCCGTACCAAAGCTGCCAAAGCTGCAGTCATCGCCAAAGTTACCGCCCGCCTGGACCCTCCGTCCCTTGGTGCTATGACCGACAAAATGTGGGCCTTGCGTGAGCAGAAGCGTGGCCTAGACGCCCAAGTCAAGGCCGTCGAGGTCAGCATCAAGGAGCTTGAAGGTACCTTGTTTACGTTGCTCGACGCCCAGGATACCCGCAAGGCTGAGGGTAAGAAAGCCTCGGTCTCGATTGGCGAATCAGTAGTTGGCGCTGTTGAAAACTGGGATGCCACCTGGGCCTACATCGCCAAAAACAAATTCTTTCACCTAGTCCAGAAGCGTCTGAGCGACCCCGCTCTACGCGAACTGTGGGCGCTCGGCAAAGTCGTGCCAGGCGTTCAACCCTTCACAAAACGCACTCTCTCTGTTCGTTCACTTTAACGTCTAACATCTAAGAAAGACAAACCATGGCTACTAAAAAACCTGTTACCTCCACCGCTGTTGCCGTCAAGAAGCCTAGTTCAGCCAACATCGTTTCAATCAAGGAAGCGCTGCAAGCTCAAGCAGCCGGAATGTCCGAGCGCGTGGCACCTGCTGGTGGCTCTGCCATTCGTGTCACTCAGGATAAACAGTTCCTGTTACCCGATGGCACCAAGACTCCAGGCCCTCTGGAACTGGTAATCGTGGACTTTACATCGAAGAACTCGTTCTACGAAGGCGCGTATGACCCTAAGAGCATCGTGCCTCCGGCTTGCTTCGCTATTGGCCAGAATCCGCTCAAGCTGGTGCCCTCAGCCAACAGCCCACTGATTCAGTCAACTGAATGCAACGCCTGCCCGAATAATCAGTTTGGCTCCAATGGCAATGGCAAGGCTTGCAAGAACAGCCGCGTGCTGGCTGTGTTACCGCCTGATGCTGACGAGAACACCCCGTTGTGGACTTTGTCTACCAGCGCTACGGCCAACAAGGGTTTTGACGGTTTCGTATCCAGTGTGGCTCGCGTCTTTCAGATGCCACCAATTGGTGTGGTTGCCACAGTATCGTTCGATCCGAATGAAACCTATGCCAAGTTAGTGTTCTCTGATCCCCAGCCCAACCCCAACATTGGCGTTCACTTCGCCCGTCAGGAAGAAGCCAAGGCAATGTTGACTGTTGAACCCGATGTCAGCCAGTTCGTCAAAGCTGCGCCTGTCGGTCGTGGCAAGGCGCCGGCTCGCCGATAGTTTGCAATATCCCCCATTTGGGGGATAGTTGAATATCTAAACACTATCTATCATGCCCATCCGCAAATGGTTCATAAGCGAAGCGCTGGTTTCCTACCGGAGGCTTCTCACCGTTGTTGATGAGCTGACGGAAGAAGAAGTAGCCGCCTGTCTCGATCTCGAAGCAGGCACTCAACGCCGTCAGTCGATTACTGACAAACTCATCAAACGAGCAATCACGCTCTTCACAAACCGCCTACTGGAGAAATATCACCATGGCTAAAGCACCTAAAACCATCTCTGCTGCTGACAAAAAAGTTCAGCTTGCCAACCTCAAGGCTTTGCTCAAAGGCCAGGCTGTTGCAGCTAAGGCTGCCACTGCAGACCAAAAAGCGGCTGCTGCCGCCTTGGCGCTCGCCAAGAAAGCTGCAGACGCTGAAGTAAAAGAAGCTATGAAAGCAGCTGACGTGAAGCGCAAGGCTGCAGATGCTGCCATTGCTATGGCCCAAAAGGACTACGCAACAGCCGTGCTCAAAGCGGAAAAATCTGCCACTGCTATCGCCAAGGGGACTGAAAAGTTGACCACCCAGATGGCTGCTTTGGAGGCTATGCCTGTTGCTGCCCCGATCAAAGCTGTCAAAGCCCCAAAACCTGAACTCGAGGCTGCGTAAGCCAGTTGCCCTGTCCTTTTGGGTAGGGCACATAAACCTAACGGCGAGAAACCTATGAAGCATGTGATGATCGACACAGAGACCTTGGCCACGACTGCTGATGCTTGCATCCTGAGTATTGGGGCAGTTAAGTTTGATCTTGACTCCGAAGCCGTGGACGACAACGGCTTCTACGCCAGTATCTCGGTGGACTCGAACCTCGAGTTAAAGCGGCGCATCAGCGAGGACACCCTCATCTGGTGGATGGCGCAGGGGCCTGCCGCGCAGGGTGTATTTCATGAGTCGAAGCAGACCCTGCGGACTGTACTCGAAGAGTTTGCTGACTGGTTGGCAGCCTCGGACATCCACGTGTGGAGTAATGGGGCTGACTTCGACTTGCCTATACTGGCTCACGCGTTTGTTCAGTGCGGTATGGATGTGCCTTGGAAGTTTTGGAATAGCCACTGTTTCAGGACCTACAAGAACCTGCCCGGCGCCAAAGCTATTCGCTCACCGGTAACCGGTGTCAAGCATAATGCCTTGTCAGATGCCCACCAGCAGGTGGTCACCTTGCAGGCAATCCATAAGGCATTGTTCGTAGGCAAGCCCCACGCGATGGTGAAAACATGAAGCCGGCCCAGGCCGACGACAACCGCCGCAAACGCCGAGCCCTGGTAAAGGCGCTTGGCAAACGACAGTTCAAAAAACTTTACAGAAAGGCTCAAGTATGAGCGACTACGATGAAAAACTATTCGCATTGGTTCTGGCAGCTGTGGCCTCCGGCCTAGCATCCCCCGAAGCAATCACCAAGGCTACCCGGCTTATGGAACTCTTAGGACACAAAAAATGACACAAACCATCGACCAAACCCTCGCCGAACGCGGCGCCCGCTACGGTGACTTTGAGGGACATGCCCAGATAACCCAGAGCATCAAAGTGGCGATGTATGACAGCGACAGCTGGGATGCTCTGGATGACGACATCAAAGAATGTCTGGAGATGATTGCTCACAAGATCGGCCGAGTGCTGAACGGTGATCCCATGTATCCAGACAACTTCACAGACATCTGCGGGTATTCCAGACTGGTGGAAAAACGACTGTTGGCTCGAGAACAGATGATCAAAAGCGAAGCTGACAACGAACAGTCTGCACAACAAGCGGCGAACTTCGGGGAAGTTTCGGCAGCGCTCGGGGTGCTCCTACGGGCTGGTGTTATCAGGCAGACAGACGACGATGGCGACGCCTGAAAACACGTTTATTCAGGGGGTCCACAGGTATCTGCCTGTGGACCTCTACCGAATGAAAAACCACAACCAGTTTAACGCCGGCATTGCCGACGTCTGGTACAGCGGCAACGCTGCTGATCTCTGGGTTGAATACAAACACATCACTATTCCAAAACGTCCTGACACTCTGATCACTATAAACCTTTCAGAGCTTCAGAAAAACTGGCTTCGCAGCCGACACGCTGAAGGCCGAAACGTCGGAGTAATTATTGGATGCAAAGAAGGTGGCGTCTACTTCGAGGGTGTGTCTTGGGATTCGACTTTTACCGCCGAGCAGTTCCGTAAATCAATTTCGACACGTGCTGATCTGGCCGCGTTAATAACCCTACATTGCAATCTATGCCAGCCCTACTCACAGTCGAAGAAGATGCGATAGCCGCGGCCCAGGGCTGGAGTCTATGCCATGTTTATGACCTCGCCACTGAAAAGTGGCGAGTTCAGGTCTACGCACTGCCCAACTGTGAGCAAGCAGGTGCGTTCGTTGTCAACCAAGCGCGGATGGGCAACGCGATTTGTATAAAAGCATTACGGCTCATGCAAGCGAGCCATCAAGGATAAATATGAGACTGAATAACCTGGAAGGTCGGGTCATCGGACGACTATTGGTGCAGGACAGAGCGGCCGACTACATCCAGCCAAATGGCAGAAAGCGCGTTCAGTGGAATTGTATCTGTATATGCGGAGGGCAGGCGACCGTCGAAGCCGGGAACCTATCCACTGGCCATACCCAGTCTTGCGGGTGCCTTGTTGCGGATATGTGTGCAGCTACTGGTTCTAAATTCGCAACCCATAGACAAACAAAGACTCGCGAATGATACGCATGGGTGAGCGCGCAGGGTAGGTGCAATAACCCAAATACTTCATCGTACAAGTACTACGGAGCCCGAGGGGTAACTTTCTGTAAACGTTGGACGAAGTCGTTTGAGAACTTTTATTCTGATATGGGTGCGTGTGCCCCGGGGCTTTCGCTTGAGCGTAAGGATGTTAACCGCGGATATGAGCCCTCCAATTGCAGATGGGCGTCAACCAAGGATCAGGCCAGAAATAAGCGCAGCACCATTCGCGTTACCTACCAAGGCATAGAGACATCCCTTGCCGCGTTAGCCGAATCCATGGGGCTCGAGTACCGAATTACTTATGAACGCTACCAGCGTCAGGGCTGGAGCATTGAAAAGACTGTCAACACACCAACGAGGCCACGAAAATGTTCCGTCCCACATTAGCGGTTAATGCGAATCTTGAAAAAATTGATTGGAGCCGCGGCATGTATGCCAGCCCCAAACTCGACGGCATCCGTTGCAGCATCGTGGACGGCAAGGCTTTAAGCCGTACGCTTAAGCCGATTCCGAACAAGCATATCTACGAACAGCTCAGCAACCATAAGTTGACGGGAATGGATGGTGAGTTGATTGTGGGCAGCCCAACCAGCAAAACTTGCTACACCGAGTCTGTGTCTAATGTCATGGCGTTTGACAAGGTGCCGGCCTACACGTACTACGTGTTTGACCTCCACACGCATGCACGGCCGTTCCGTGAACGCCGACAGGTCATGCTCGACTGTCTGGGTAATGGTCAATGGGGCAGGTACCCTCAAATCTGCCTACTCGAACAGAACCTCTTGGCCAACGAAGACGACATGCTGACCTACGAAGCAGCCAAGGTTGAAGAAGGTTACGAGGGCATCATCCTGCGCAGCCCCGACGCCCCCTACAAGCATGGGCGCAGCACGGTAAACGAAGGTTATTTGCTCAAGCTAAAAAGATTTGAGGACAGCGAGGCCGAGATCATTGGCTTCGAGGAAGAGATGTTCAACGGGAACGAGGCGCAAACAAATGAACTGGGCAGAACAAAACGCAGCACAGCGCAGGCGGGTCTCGTGGGCAAAAACACATTGGGCGCGTTTCTTGTCAGAGACGTCCACACCGGAGTCGAGTTCTCAATTGGGACTGGGCTTACGGCCCTCGAGCGAGGAATCTTCTGGGCCCATCAAGATGAATATGTTGGCAAGCTCGTGCGCTATAAATTCTTCCCGGTTGGTGTCGTTAACAAACCTAGACACCCAGTCTTCACCGGTTTCAGGGACTTGAGAGACCTGTCATGACGTGCACTCACTACACCACATCATGGATGGAACAAACAAGGAAAACCCAATGAACTTTGACCAAGACGACTTCGCCATCCAGCTGGTGTACCTGGTGGCGGGCGCTGAACCTCGGATTGACATTCAACACATCACGAACCGCCTCATGGGCTCCGAGAGTGATCACCCGCTACACGCTGGCGGCGGGCACATCGGAATGGTGGAGGACCTCATCTCATACGCCAAGCAGGTGTCAGCTTATCTGCGCACCAGGCCCGATGGTCAGGAGTTTCCCGGGGTGTTCGAGTACGAAGTCACCGAGCCCCTTGGGGCTTGGTTGGCTGACAACTGGGAGACCGTGGGCCTATATTCTTTCAACACCGAACTAGAGGCGCGGGCTGCTGCGTTTTTTGCCTAATGACCCACAAACTTACCGCCGATGGTGCAGCTGTTGTCGCTCCCGACATTAACTGGCTACCCATCGACAAAAACACACCGATTGGCGTCCGCATGATGCTGATTGAAAAATCTCAGGGTGTAACCTACGTACGCGCCCACTTCTCGGACGATGGCTTTGACCATTGGTTTCCGCTCCCCACTTTTAAGAAAGACTGATATGAGCTATTCTGAAGTTGAAATGAAAGTCCTCCAGTGGGGCGAAGCTCGGGGCATCGTCAAGAATGCCAAACCCCTAGGTCAGGCGATCAAGACTCTTGAAGAGACTACCGAGCTGTTGGACGCCATCAACCGTGGCCACCGGGACGACACAGTTGATGCTGTCGGTGACGTAGTAGTCACGCTCATCATGGTGTGCGCCACCCTTGACCTCGACCTGGTGGCGTGTCTACACTATGCCTATGACCAGATCAAAGATCGCAAGGGCTACCTGACGCCTCAGGGCGTGTTCGTCAAGCAATGATCCCGGAGCCGCTGCCCAGGGGGCAGACGCTAAAAAGGCTCAGCAAATATTTTTCCACCAACGGGCGCTTAGCCCACAACCTTGAGAGCAGCTATGCAAATTTATAAGACATTCGCTACCAACACAGAAACAGGTGCCGTGGCCATCAGTTGGCAGGGCAGCCAGACAGAAGCCAGCAAGGCGCGATCTGGTGCCAAGGCCGTCGGGCGTAAGGCCGAGAGCCAAACTGTTAACATCCCGACCGCTAAAGGCCCTCTGATTGAGTGGCTCAACGAGAACGTCTCTGCATGAATTTTCAGCCACTGTTCACCACCTCGCGTGTGGTAGTGGCTGTGTACCGCACGCTGTCGACCACCGTCTTGTTGTATTACCTGATGAAGCGCATGAAGAATGGCCGAGCGCCACGCGATCATCACCACGGCAGGTTCGGGACGGAGTAACACGTCGGGCCTTCTTAAGCGGAGGAGGCCCGACATGTTTTTCGATGACCGTAGGTGGACGCTCCACCCCTAGCAGGCTGCTTTACTGCCTGTGCGAATAGCCCCGAAATACACCTGTTCTCAGCAAATATTCGCCTTCATCCGCACAGCACGTCAAACAATCTACCTGCTGCGAAAATGCTGATTTTGTACGTAATTAGTGTAATCAAAAAGTTGCTCTACAAGCCTTCTATCCCTACTTATTACATATATTACACTTTACACTCTTTAAATTAAGATTAAGAAATATATAGTGTAATAAAGGAGTAGTAGAGTTTTATAGAGAGGAGTTTTGAAACTTGTGTAACGTTATGTTTTCTCAGTCCGCAAACATAGGCCCTCCGTCCGACCCGCCACCGATCGATTCTTTGTACAACGCGTTCGCTGGCAGTGCATCCATCACTGTGCTACCCGCCGGCTTCTTGCCGCTCAGTGTCTGCAGCCCATCCACCAGCTGCTCGATCGTCGGGCCCGTCAGCGCCCCGACCCCAATGCCACCATGGTGGATGTCTGTGGCGACGTCGAGCCCGAACTGCCCGACCCCCAACAGCCCAGCTCGCTGTATGCCGTACCCGATGTAGTCAGACAGGTCCCAACCTTTCTTCCACTCGGGTGTGTCGCCACCACCTTGAATCAGACCCTTGGCTGTGTCGGCAGCGATCATGATGGGCACGTAGCTGGCCAGAGCGGCCATCGGCGCATAGTTGCCGTGACGCATCTCGTGCATGACCCGCCCGAGGATCACTTTCTGGAAGGCGAACACAAACTGTTTCAAGTGAGCGATCAGCGCATAGTGCGGGTCATTCATCCAGATCGGCTTGTTGGCTGCATCGGGTCTCAGCACCGCCCCGTCAACCCATTGGTTGATAGCTGCATGAACCCTCGTCACTTGGGCGGATGTCAGCCCATCAGCTTCAGTCAGGGCAATGTGGTCGCCTACCTTGACAATATCCCCTTTACGCAGGCCCAACTCGCGCATCCAGCGCTTGCTGTGGGTTGAGTCACCCAGGCCCTCGAGTCCCCCCGCATGCCGCCCGAGGAACCTGACCGCCGCCTCAACCGCACCCACACGGAAGCTACGGTTCAGCCCTTCAACAAGGTTGTACTTGAAATAGGCATTGTTGATCTTCTGCGCGGTGCCACCAACCATACCCTGTGAAAATACATCCCCCATGACACTGCCCATCATGGAGCTGTCCACGGCGCCCACCAGCTCAGCCCACTTGGTACCCTGGTCGGCGGCCACACTACCCTCTTTGCTAAAGGTCTGCGTGACACCCTTCATCCCCCGTCTAAATGCCCCCCAGGCGTCGTTGATCGTACCGCCGCGTACTACGAGGCCCATCGGGTCAATCAACATGCTGAAGGCCGCCATTGGCAGCAGCCGCACGTTCTGGTAGACGAGCATATTGCCCACCATTCGGCGCGCGGTAGGGTTCATGTCGTCGCCCAGCGTGCCGTCGACACCCTTCATGAAGTCTTCTGCCAGGTTCAGATGTTCTTTCGACGCACCCTGGCCCTTGGCATCTGCCAACAGCTGTTCAAGCTTGCCATTACCCAGTCGCCGGGTCCACTCAGCCTTGCGCGCGGCCTGGTTGATGTAGCTGCTCATGGTCGTGAAGAGATTCTTCTCCAGGAACTGTGCTGCATCAGCGGGGGTGATGAATGACAACAACCGCTCCTTGGTGTGTTGCATACCCGGCTGGTTTGTTTCGCGGCTATCAATCCCGAGCTCCGCCCCCCCATGGCTCGTCAGCCGGCTGATCAGGCTGTCGGCTGAACCCTTCATTGCGCCGCTACGGATGTAGGGCTCCAGCATATCCCTGAACGCCTGCTGGTTCTTGCTGATGTAGTGAGTGTCCCAGACACGCGGGAAGTAATCAGGCCCGAGGTTGCCGAGCTTGACTCCAGCCTGGGTCATGTACTTATGAGACTCAGCCAAGAACTGCTTGATGTTGCGCACTGCCAGTTGCGCCTCTGGGCTTGCCGCAGGCTTGTTACCCTGCAGCGCCTCCATGGTGTCGTGGGCCTGTTCATCGCTTAGACCGTGCAGCAGCTCGCCAAACTCGGTGCGCATCTTCGTCGCTTTGATGCGCGATGCCTGTATGAAACCTTGATCGCCGCCCTCGGTGGTAGAGTCCCGGTTGATGATGTCAGCCAGGTCTCTGAGCGCTGGGATACCGGTGTTGCGCAAGCGATCGCCCCCCATACCCACCAGCGCGTCGGCCAGCCTGCCCAACGGCTCAGTGAAGCTTCGGGCGGTGTCGAGAATTTGGCTCTTGTGGCTGTCCATCAGTACGTGACGTACAGCACTTGGGCTGCCCATGTCACGGGCGTACTGCCCCTCATGGAAGTAATTCATGATGTGCTGGGCACGCTCGTCGTTGGTCCAGGTGCCCATGACTTTGCGGATGAACGCAGCAATTCTCTGGAACGTGTTTCTGGCGTTGATCGACACTTTGAAGCCCTTAGGGTCAGCGGCCCACATCTGATACATGTAGGCAGCGCGCTCCTCCGGGTCTTTGAGCTGCTTGAGAACTTCTGGCTGGTTCTTAAAGAGCTCATTGAGCTGCTTGATCACGTGCTCACTGGACGCAGTTTTCGTCACCACGTTGATGATGTCGTGCGCGCCAGCGTCGCGCAGCTGCGCAAAGAAGGCGTGCAGGCTCTCGTGGTACGCCGTGCTCATGGGGTCAAGTGCGTGGATGCTCAGGCGGATGATGTCCCCGGTTCTCGCACGGGTAAATTCACCGGCGTGAGTGAACGAGGCCCATGCCAGCTTGACAGATTTACCCAGGACCTTCTCGATGTGGTCCTTGATGTCGCTTGAGCTATAGGTCTTGGCGTTGTTGATGTTCGGGTCAGTGGACTCGGCGGATCGTTTGTCTTCACCAGACTTCGCGGCTGCCGCCGTCTTGGCGGCTTGGGCTTTTGGGTCGGGGGAGCCCTCGAAGTCTTTCAGGCTGCTGTCACCCTCAGCCACAGACTTGGACTTTGCCAGCAGTGTCATCAGGTCCGCCTTGTAGTCACTGAGCTGGTCCTGCCGGTCAACGCTCGCTCCCTTCTCGTTTTTCTGCCGCTCCAGCACCCGGTCGAGCTGGGCCCTGGCCCACGAGGCGATGGCTGCGTTATCGGCGGGGGTGTAGCTGGCGGGCGGGTTGTTCAAGTACTCTTGGCGCTTGGCGATGGCGTTGGCCAGGATGTTGGGCTTGGGGGCGCTGATGGCCTCAGGCTTGGCGTTCTTACGACTAGCAATCTCGGTCTCGAGCGCGTCGAGCCTAGCATTCATCATACCAGGATCATAGTTTTCGCCACCGCGTGACCCCGACTCCTCTCGGTGTGGGGCGATAGCGCGCTCCATTGCCGCTTCCTTCGTCAGCCACGCCAGACTAGCGTTCTTGAACTCAGCGGTCTCGCGCTTAGCAAGAGTGAAAAAGTCCTCTTTCGGCACCGCCATGGGCGCGGAAGGAGCCTTCTTTCCACGTGGCCCCACGACACTCTCAACGAGCTTGCCATACTTCTCTGCCAGTGGGTTGATGATCTCAGCGAGCTCTGAGGGCTTCTTAAGCACCGGCACACGGTCGAGTGATGCCCGGTCTTTGTCAGTCATGCGGATTAGAACCTCGGCGGGCAGCAGGCTCTTGAGCCTGTCACCTAGTGCTTGCTGCGCCTTGCTGGTCCTGGCCTTGAGCTCATTGGCTACGTTATCTAGAGCTTCGCGGGCGTCGGCACGATTGCTGATCCACTGGCCGGAGCCATCGAGGTTGGCACCTCGCCCAGGGGTTTCCCCGTTCATCGCAGTGGTAAGATGAATATTCTCGTCGCTGCCAATCTCCCTGCGTCCTTGGCCGAGGTCGTTGCCGGTGCGGTCAGCGTCGTGCAGCGAGCTGCTGCTCATTTTGCTCGGGCCATACTTCCCAAACATCCCGGTGTCTTCCATCTGGCGCGAAGGCACACGGCTGTAGAGCCCGCCATGTGCATCACCAGCCAACAGCTGCATGGCTCCGGCCTTGGTCAACATACCATTGTCGTCGTACCGACCGTCTTTCAGTTCGTGTGGGCCTGACGGGAAGTTTACACGTGGTTTGCGGTCACCCTTCACGTTCATGACCTGGGTGTCGCGCAACTTCTCAGCATAGCGTGCAGCAGAAGTTTGCTCGTCGCCGCCTGCAGTCAGCTCTCGGTCCTTCTCGAAGTCTGCCAGCTTCTGAACTTCTTTGATGATCTCCGCCCTGTCTCGCCCCGACGCTGTTTTATAGTCTGCGCGCAGATCGGCGAGTTTCGCCTTACCTGTAGCGCTCATACGGTCCTCAGCCGTGTCGAAGCGCAGTTTCTTGGCCTCCCCCCAGGTCAGTGGCTTGCCACCGATACGCCCAATCACAGCATCGTTCGACACGTTGATTTTCTGTTTGAACTGTGCGCTCAACAGAGCAATACCCTGCTTGAACCCATCAATCAGACGCTGAGCCGATGTCGTAGGCACGTCGCTCTGGAACTTGTCCTGCATCTTGTTGCGCATGAACTTGGCAACCTTAACCGCGTCGATGATGTGCAGGGGGCTCTTTTTGCCCCCGGTCGTAACTTTTGTGCCGATTTCAATGCGACTTGGGCTGTTTGAGTGCAGCTTGGCATCGAGTTTCATGCGATCCAGCTCGTCAGCGTTAAACTCGCCCGGGTTCTTGCGGTCCTCGACCACGATGTGGCCAAACTCTGAGCCCTCCATCTTCTCGAACCGGATGTCGTATCCGTTCTGTTCAGCGGTGCGCAGCAGGCGCGGCGGAATCTTGTTTCCGTCTTTGTCGTATTTTTCCTCAGAGTATGTGCTGTACTTATCCTTGAGCGCTTGTAGGTATTTCTCAGCGTACTGGCTCTTCTCGTGCATCGCCGTGCCGTTGATGACGCTGCTCTGGTGGCCACTGATGTTTGGCTTGCTCAGGCCGAAGTAGGTCTTGTCCTGCTCCGCGTCCTGCAGCCGGTTGCCGTCCTCGTCGAAGTTGTCCTTGGCCCTGAGCTCGTCGCCGTGCTCGTTGGTGAGCACATCGTCGTTGTAATCAGCACCTCCGCCGCGCTCCATATTCGGGCTGCCTTCTTGGTCTGGTCCCCGTAACGGGCCAACACCGGCTTGCCTCAGTACATCATTAAAATTTCGAGTGTCTCCGGGAGTCTGACTCCGTTTAGCCTCCTGCTCGATGCGCTTGCTCACCGCGTCGGCATGTTCGCCAAAGTGCTCCTGCATCAGCTCAGCCATCTTCGAATTGATCGCCTTGGCTTCTTCGGGGGTGGAGTTTCTGGTCAGCTCGCCCCGGGCATGTCTCACCATCGTGTCGGCGAATTCGGGCAGCATGCCCTTGGCCAGGCTCGACTTGAACGACTCGTCTGTCATTGACCGGGTAAGAAACTGTTGTAGGTCGCCTCGACTCTTTTGCGCGTCGTCGACCCGGTTGATGGCTTTGAAAATCCGGTCAGTCTGCGCCGGGTCGAGGTTCGCCCCAGCCAGCACACGACTTACGGTATTAATCACGTGGGGGGCATCTTTACCGAACACGTCCGCCATCTTGCTGACCACCTGCTCGCTTAACTTACCTTTGACGGCTTGCTCGGCCACCACTCGTAGTGCATCGGCCATCGAGTTGATCGACTCGTCACTGCCGAACAGTTCAGGGCGCTTGGTGACGATACCTGACTCCTGGATGGCCTTGGCCACCGCCGCGTTGGCACCGGAGTAGTCCTCAGATTTTTTGGACAGGGACTCGATGTAGGCCTGACGTGCCTCAGCGGGGTCCATGCCCTCAGCTTCACGGGCGTCGAGAAAAGCTTTGCGTTCAGCGATGGTAGGCTTGGTGGCAGGTGGTGGGGTGTATCCCAGTTGCTCGGGCGCTGAGGTGGGTTCATCCACCGTACGCGCTTCGACATCCACATCGGCCCTCTCTGCGGCCGCCTTCGACTTGGCGTACTCATCTTTCACGGTGTCGACAAAGTCGTTGACCATCTGGCTACCAGCCTTGGCGGTGTCCCAGGTCTTCTTGAGCCCGGCCATCGCCATCTGACCTGTGCGGTCCTTGATGTTGCTCATGGCGTCCAGGACATCAGCGCGTTTGGCAGCGTCCAGCCCAGCATCGTCGAGCATCTCTTTGCCCCACTTTGTGGCTGCCTTGACGTGCTCGTTGTCAGACAGCTCGATCAAGCGGCGCTTGGCTTCGTCGGTTGTGGCTCTGGCCCAGTCACCTGGGTTCACGCCCAGTTCTTCGCCGTTTAGAACCTTGTCGACGGTATCATCAAACTTTTCACGGCCCTTCTGTGCCAAATCTGACACGTTATCCCAGACTGACTTGACCTTCTCGCCCGTAGCGGTCTCACCTGCGGCATCGAGTTTTTCACCGGCTGTGTCTTTGGCTGCAGCCAGGCGCTCATTGATCGAGGTCTTCGCGGAGTTCACAGCATCGCCAATCGCTGCGCCATTACCCTTCAGGTAAGCACCGACGCCAGCCGGAACATGCGCGATGCCCATGGCCACTGCACCCCCGACGCCCACCTCGTTGGCGCGGCCATAGTCGAACGCGGCATTCGGGTCGACAGCCTGCTGGTTAATCAGCTCAGCCCCGCCCATGCCGCCGTAGCCTGTGGCGGCGCCCTCGCCGACATTCTTAACCAGCGCACGACCCAGCGACGTTTCACCACCCCGCAGGACGCCTTTACCCAGTACACCACCGATGGGTAGACTCATCAGTGCACCGCCTGCTACCCCGCCGAGCCCGGCGCGCAGCGCACGCTGGCTTACTGGCTCAGCAGCTACGTTCGGATCAGCCTGCTGGCGTTCGTCGATATCCCCAGCGCCGAGCGGGGCCATAGCCAGCGTGCCACCCACCAGCGGGTTGCCGGTCAGTAATGTACCGGCTGCTGCACCCCCGATGACTGGCAGCATCTCGCCCGCTTTACCCGCGCCCCAGCGCAGCGCCTGGCCGACGCCATGCACATCGTTCCAGGTAGGGGCCTCGGCCGCAAACTGCTGGGCAGCCGCGGCCTCACGCAGGCCCTGGGCGCTACCCCGTAGGGCCTTTGCAGCGCCCGGAAATCCCAGGGCCTCGGCTCCAAGGCCTCCAGCCTGCTCTAGGCTGGCACCAGCCCCGCGCACCCCCCTACTGAGGCCCTTGGAGGCCTCGCCAAGGAGGGTTGGGTCATCTGGAATCTGCGCCGGGTCGGTTTGGCGTGCGAGGTCAGCGATCAGCCCCATTATTTAGCTCCTAGATAGTTCGATCCGCTGCCCCAGTTGGGCAGGAAGTGATTGGCCTCGGCGCCGTAGCGAAGGTTGGACTCTGGGATTTGCTGCCCTCCGACCAGTCTGCGTCGCTGCTGCAAACCAGTGCTGGTCTCAGCGTTTCCGGGGGCATCCGCATAGTCGAGTAGATTCCTGGAAGTACCCCCACCAGAGGAAAACGGCCCAGCACCGATGGTATTCGCATGGAGCTGTTGGCGCTCAAACAGCATCGGTAGCACGGCACGGTCAGCGGCGTCCAAAGCAGCCGGCCCACGCTGATTGAGGTCACGCGCATAGGCACGATCCTGCGGGTTCGGGCTGTTTGAATATTTCTGGATGATGTGACCAATGGTGTCCGACACCGACGAGGTGTAGGCAGCGGCTTTCTGTGTGTCTGGCACGACCTTACCGTCTTTGTCTTTTGTCTGGAACAAGCTGTTCGCTTGCTCGGTGAAGGCCTTATCCCCGGCTTCGCGCTGGCTGAACTGGTCATTACTGACGTTGCGGTTGTAGTCGCGCTGGTTGTTGCCCTGCTCAATACCAAATTTGTAGTTGTTGAACGCGTTGGTCATTTTGTTGCTCATGAGTGAGGCATTATTGTTCATGGCCGTTGTACGCAGGCTGGTGTCGTCGTTCATGCCAGTGGTGCGCAGGTTGGTGTTTGCCTGGAGCTGAGCCTGGGCCATCTGGGACGCTGCCTGCGCATCTGCCACGCGCAGGGCGGCAGCAGTTTTGATTGGTAACCCAGCGTACCGGTCACCAGCGTTCTGCGCTCCGAAGTAGGCGTTCTGACGGTCCAAGTCAGCTCGGTGCTGAATGGCGTTATTAGTCTGCTCCTGCTTCCAGTCGTCTGCCTCGCGTAGACGTCGTGCCTTGGCTTCTGGGGTCGACACTGTGGTCCAGCCAGGCTTGTCACTGTTCGCCCTGGTGAACACATCCATGGTGCCCGCTTCATTGTCGATGTTGCGTGTATCGTTGAGTTTGGCGAGTCCGGTTGGGTTTTCGGCAGCAAAGGCATCCATCTTGGCCTTGTTAGCGGCGTCGAAGTTTTGCGGCTGGGCTGCGCCCGGGGCGCTCACGCCTGTGGGCGCAACAGCTTTTGGCCCAAGCGTATTGGCGACCGCCGCGTCTCTGTCCTTCATAAAGTAGTCGGACACTACCGGGGCCAGCGCCTTGGCACCTTCGTAGGCACCACGCAGACCGAGATAACCGGCAGCGAGCGGCGCAGCAGGCGTGCCTAGGGCAGCACCCGCAGCCATGTCGCCCGCGCCCTTGGCCATCTTCCAGCCATCGCCCTCGTCCATGCCGGTGGCAAGATTGTAGGCACCTGACAGCACAGGGACGGCACGCCCCATGGTGCCGCGCAGCGCGCCAGCAAGTTTTTGGCCTGTACGGTAACCACCAGGAGCGTTCGGTGGACCGGAGTTCGGAGGAGCTACGGGCCCACGCGGCCCTGCAGCCCCGGGGGAGGCAGCTTGTTGGCCCAGAGGTTCGCCCATGTCGTCGTAGAAGTCGCCGAAGGCATTGACTGCACGCAGCCCCTTGCCACCCACCGCCTTGGCATCTGCCATCGCAGGTGTCATGCCCTTGTTGGCCAACACTTCTGCACGCAACTCACGCAAGTGGCCACGTAGCGCAGGCTGAGCATTCAGCATGTCGTTGGACACCACGAACTCGCCCGGCTCATACTTCGCTGGAATCTTGTCGCCGGTACCGGTGCCTGGCACGACTCCGCCCTGCCCGGTGCGGAGGCCGCCGCCATTGCGCAGACCGGCTTTGGGGTCATTGTCTTGGGCGCCGAGGTTCCACCCGACTACACCCCGGGCATTCTTTACGCTCTGCACGATAGAGCCTGCGCCGGCCTTTGCCAAGGACCCCGCCGTGGACATCTGCGGAGGGACACTAGGGTGGTTGAGAGGGTAGAAAGGGTTATCGGCGTACTGTCCGATCATCCCCTCGGTAACTGGTGATGGTGCGGCCTGGCGTGCAGCCATCAAGGCCCGTGCCTCCTTAACAGCCTGTATGCCAGCCCGTGCTCCTTGTCCAAGCAGTAACTCAGGGTGTGAGCCTTCGAGCGCCTGGTGCTGCTCCAGGTACGCACGATAGGCCGGGTTCGCCATGTCCGGCACCCGATCCATCACGCTGACATAGCCGTCCGCGGCGTGGATTTCACCGCCGTGTTTCATACTGAAGTTGTTCATGGGGGCCTTGCCCCCGGGGATCGGGGCGAGCCCAGACGCCGCACCCGAGTAGTTCGGCATGGATGACTGGGCCGGTGTGACCAGCGAGCCGCTGGAGCGCACCTGCGCCAGCTTTGCGGCATCGCGTTGAGCGAAGCCGTCGGCAGCGCCCATGTCCTGGGCGTTCGGCTGACCATTGCTGCGCCCAGGGGCAGACCACTCCTGCATGGAGACGTTGCCGTGGTTCGATCGAGCCGGGTTGAACGAGCTGTTGAAGCTGGTGTTATCGCCAAAAGCGTTGGCGCGCAGAGACGGGGTGGCTGGAGCTGCTGGCTGAGCAGGCACAGCGGGGGTAGCGCCGAACCCCTGATGCTGACCGTAGTTTGTAGTTGGGGCAGCAGGGCTGGGTGCCGACGGGTGATAGCCCTGGTGCTGCGAGTAACCTGTCGACGGGGCGATTTGCGCTGGTGCTGCAGGTTGCGCCATCGTCACGCGGGGTGGTGAGTAACTGATGGGCGCACCGCTCGACCAGGTAGTGGGCACACCAGGAACAAGCTCAGGAGTCGTGATGCCCCAGTCGTCGAGCGCGCTCCCCATAGTGTCGAACAGCCCCCGATGGCCACCTATATCCGGTCCGCCCGACTGGAGGTGGAGTTCACCCCCATCACGTAGCTGCAGTCCAGTAGGCATAGCCATGTTAAACCCACCTGTAGACATGCCGCGCGCAGTGGCCTTTCGGTCAGCGCTGAACGCCCCGGTGGTAGGCGCTACGGGCATATCAGCCACCTGACCCGAGCCGACCTGGTCCTGTATGCGTGTGCCCATCGACTCCAGTCCATCCTCTGCGCGGATTACCGGCTGATTCTTGGCGAATCGGTTCATCAGCTCCACGCCGTTGGAGGCCCGCAGGCTCTTCGCTTTTGGTTTACAGCTCATGGTCTATTCCTTATCTTGTTTAGATTATCGACGATTTATTACGTCGCCGACTCGACCGCGAGGGAATTCATCCCGGCCATAGCCGCGCCGGCCAAGTTTGCGTGTACCGTGGCGTTCGCCGTGTGGAGCTGGGCGATGGTCTTGCCGTAGTTCTGGGTCAGCTCTGCTGACTTCAGCATCGCCTCAACGCTGAGCTGACCGTTCTTGATGGCAACATCCGAGGTGGCCCTGTAAAATTCGGTCTTCGTCTGGGCTTGGGCCACCGCAGCGGACACCTCAGCCTGAAACGCCACAACCTGCTGGCGCTGGTTCTCCAGCTGAGTGCGGGCCACTTCGCCCTTAGCCTGCACAACGGTCTTGTAGCCGTCCATGGTAGCCGTGTACTGCTTGGCCCGGGCGTCGTTGGTGGTGGCTGCAGCCTGCGCCACCGCGGCTTGGGCGTCAATTGAAGACTTGTACCCGAGGACCCGAGAGTTGTAGGCCTGTGCCTGCACGCCATAGGCCTGAACCTTAGCGGTGTCGCCAGCAATTTGGGCGGTATAACCCTGCCATTCAGCGGTCTTGGCGCTCACCTGAGCGCTGTAGGCCTGGACCTGGGCCTGAAACACATCGACCTTGATTCGCTCCAGCGATGCTTTCGACACTGCAGCCTCGACCTGGGTGCGGTACATGGAAGTCTGAGCGGTCAACACATCAATGCGCGCGCGGTAGACGTTCACTTTGGCCATGTCCACCTGGGTCAGTGCCTGCAGCGCTTGAATTTCGGCCTTGTAGACCTCGATGCTCGCAAGCGCCGCTTGAATCAGTGTCTGGAATACGCCAGCCTCAGTCCTGTAGCCATCCAGCCGCGCAGAATACGCCCGCACCGTGGCATTGTAGGTCTCCACCAGCGCATTGACCACGCTCTGCGCGTAGGCGGACGCCTGACCGTTCAGGCTGATCAGGTTCTGCATATAGCTCATCGTGGCGCCGACCATGGCAGTGCGCAGCCCGGTGCTGGTAGTCACGGCGAACTGCAGGTTTTTCTGCTCCATCTCAGCCTGCATCACGACGATCTCGCTGGCAGCCCTGGCGTTGTTGTCTGCCCCACCTTGACGAGCCTGCTGGGTGGCCGAGAACAGCGCACCGGTGGGCATAGTGAACCCGCGTGTGGCTGCGTCGGTCAGGCTCTGATCGCGTACGCGCAGGGCCTCAGCGTTGTTCTTGCTGCGGGCGCGGGCGTAGATGGCGTCTTCGACTGCCATGTTCAGCCCTGTGCCGCCAGCTAGGTAGGTGCTGAGCTGCGCCTCAATCTTTCCCATCTGGCTGTGGAACTCGGGGTTGAGCTTGGTCAGTTCCGCATCCACGTAGCCGTTGACCATGGTGACAAACTCAGGCGCGGCTGTGTGGTAGGCGGTGTCCAGCGTGGCGGACAGGTCGCCGGGGGCATTGCCTATGTCTGTAGGTTTCACACCGCCGAATGACGGCATCACTGTGGCCGGTGCGGTCGGGATGACGTAGTCCATCATCGTAGGTGCTTCAGGGGTGATCAAGCTCGGGGCGGTAGGAAACGCTGCGCTCAGGTCGACGGTAGGTAGCGACGCGGTGAACTCCGCCAGCTGGCTCGGTGTGCTGAACGACCCGGGCGTAGGGGCCACGGCGGTGAACTCGGGCGTCGTACCGGTGATGATGGCCGGGATGTCCTGGAACGTCAATGTGGTGGTCGGCTGCGTTGGCAGGTCGAGCGTCACACCGACGAGGGTCGGGGCGGTCATCAGCGGCAGCGTGCCCGGCTGGGCAGGCAAAGCCAGCGGGTTGAATGTGACGTTATAGTAGCCAATCTGCTGAACTGCATCGATAGCTGCAGACACTGCAGAATCCGCGTCCGTAAGCATAGTCCCTGCATAGCCCCTAGCCTCGGTGATGAGGGTTGTTGCTTGTGTCATGGTTTAAATCCTTCGTGTCAGGTTGTGAACATCGAGCTCGACGGCGTCGATCTCGCAAGTGCCGGTGCCCGAGGCGGCCAGCGCGTAGTAGCGGGCTTTGAGCCCTCGGCCGAAAGACTGCCGATGATTCTGCGCCAGCGCACCGCGCGGGGTTGTGAAGCTGTAGGCCACCGGCGCTTTCTCCCCGGCGCTCAGGGTGATGTTCGATGCCGGCCCGAACCGGCCGCTGAAGTACGCGCTGGCGAGGGTCTTCAGGTTGGGGTTCTTGAAGTCGGTCATCGCAGTCTCCACTGCCCATGGGATCGGCGTGGTGTCATCGGTCGTGCCTTCCAGGAGATAGAGCCCCGTCGAGTTCGCACCGTAGTAGCTGTTCTTGTAGCGCACGACATGGGTGAACGGGAAGTTCGTGTAGTGGGTCATCTCGTCGATGGGTTCAACCCCCGGGCGCGGCGTGTGGTTCAGGTTGACCGCATAGGCCTCGTAGGTCGCCACGACGGTCGCCGTGCCGATGGCGGTGAGCGTCGCCATCGGGGCGATCAGCCAGGCCTGCGCCGTAGCGCCAAGCTGGGCCGCCGGGGCCAGCAGATTCGCGGAGCCATGGTTCTCGGCGGTGGCACTGGCAGAGAGCTGGAACAGGGGGCAGGTGATCTGCGCACCCCCGATGCCACCAGCGGTACCGCTCGCCTGCAGTGTCGGGCTGCCGGTCAGGGTAATGCTACACACTGCGCCACTGTAGCCAATCAAGTTCGGGCTGGGGGCGGATAGGTACGCCCTCGCCATGGCCGAGACGGCGCCGGATGCAGCGAGCACAGGGTTAGGGGCGGTGAGATCAGCTTGACCCCAGATTGTCACAGTGCCGGCGGCTGAGAGCGTCGAGCTGGGCGCTGATGCTCTGGCGTTCGCGCCGGTCGTTATGGTGAGCAGCGGGGGTGGGGCGGTCAGGAACGCAGCCTGTTCTCCGTAGGAGTAATGGGCGGTTGAGTAGAGGGTCGGAGACGGAGCAGAGAGGGCTGAATTGGCCCCACCGTAGCCAGAGACCCGCGCAGCGGGGGCGGTGAGCGATGAGCTAGCTCCGCCATAGCCGGCGACCTGCGCAGCGGGGGCTACAAGCCGGACAACCACGCTCGGCCTCCCAACGCCGTAGGCGGCGGCGGAAGGGGCTGTGAGCGTGGCCGTCGCCCCGCCGAAGGCTACAAGCGTTGCGGATGGGCTGACGATGGCGGGGGGTATGATGGCGTTGGCTAGACCGGTTGTGTGCGGCTCGTCGACAATGATGGTGCCACCGATTACCATCTCGATCGAGGACATCCCATACGCGCTGTATAGCGGGTTGTACGCGCCATAGACTGTGTTCCCACCGCCTATAGTGGTGGTCCCAGCTCCGTTAAGCAGCGTAGCGACCTGCTGTCCATTATCGACCAGGATGCGGAGCTCATATAGCGTGTTGGCGGTCAGCGCTATCGGAGCAATGTCAGATACTGCCTCGAACAAGGCTTCAGTCTTCAGGGTCCAGACTCCTGAAGTGTCGCCAGCGAGCGTAAACCTGAACAGTCGACCGCCCGAGCTTATCGTTACAGTCAATCCTTTGTGACCTGCTGCGCAGGCACCCACATTAGGGCCAGTCGTGAACAGTAGAGTAGTCGTTCCACGGATCGGACCACCATAGCTGACGCTATCGAGCCCGTACTTGGCTGTGCCAAACGAGCCGGTGTTCACCTGGGCAGCGCTCATGGCGCCGTTCGAGACGATATTGACGTCGCTGGTCACCCACCCTAGCCCGCCATAGGGGGTGTCGGGGATATGCCCGTTCAGCGTACCGTTCGCCGCCGTGAAGTAGTCATACAGGAATGTGGGGTCTGAGGGTGGAGCGAACATTTAGATGTGCCCTATGAATGAGTATTTCTCGGTGTGGGGATTAGCCTCTCCGGACAGCAACGCGCCTGGGCGTTCGGTGGTTACGTTGTGGGTTGGTACGCCGTCGATCAGCTCTGTGTTGAGTATGCTGACTGCCTCAGAACTTCCGAGCATACTGCACGCGACCCTGAACGGGTCAGTGGGCCATATGGGGAAGTTACGCCAGTATTTGCCTTCATTCACAATCAACGTGCTATCCAGGCCGGGGTAAGTGTACTCCTGAGTAGGGCTATTGGGCGCCGCTGTCAGAACCTTGTTCTGGTAGTAAGCGTCGGCAACGTAGCGCGTATACCCCCACTGGCCATCTGCCCCCCACTCAAAGGGGCGATACGTAAGGGAGGCGTGTGCATTGAAGAGTATGGGGCTGATGTGGGCGAAGCCGTCAAGATCGAATTTACCTACGAGGAGCGCGGACAACTCAGGGAAGAGCCCATTGTGCACGGTAGTGCCTGCATGATAGTAGTCCATGTCGTAAGCATATACCGTGTCGGGTTGACCGGGGGCATTCGGGTCATATGAGTTTTCGACCACCCCGCAGTGGTATATGTATACGTACGTCTCGAAGTCCTGGTAAGCCGCACCCTCCCTGAATTGGACATACCCGTCGCGCATCCCGTCAGCCCAGACGGCGCTGCTCAGCCCCACGTCTTGTGTTTTGTCGGACACGCCGACATACTCGAAGGTGTTTACTGTGGTGGTGACATTAGACGGCGTGCCGCTCGGGCGCATGGTGCCGTAGTTTACGTCGGTGAACCCGCTCGCAATTGATACAGATGGCAGCAACGTCCGCTGCGTCACTGTATAGCCATACCGCATCTCGGTAAGGTTTCCTGTGGCCACATATCTTTCCGCCCCGTTTGCATAAGTAGGGGAGATGTTATATGGAGGGGCTCCGCCAACAGCGCCAGTGGTGCCGGCGGCGTCTGACCTTATTCGCACAGTGTCCAGTACGCCATTTATATGGCACACCAAGATCGGCGTCGTCAGCGCTGTGCTGGCAAGGTGTGCGGGTTCGGAAGTCGCTATTACCTTACCCGGCATTGGAGCCATCAGGCTGGTGGTCGGATCGAAAAAAGCAAAGGGTATATCGCGCGCCACGCCACCATCACCCCACCACCACAGTGGACCGCTCTCCACCAGTACCAACGCGGCTGACCCGGTTGCGATGGGTGAGTCTGGCAGGCGGGGCAGGTTCGTCATACCTATGAGAATGTCAATCCGGTAATGGTATCCCGTTACCTCACCGGCGCCGTCCGTCGCATAGCAGGTGTTGTGTGCTTCGCTCCCGGTGTCGTTGAACGACCAACCGAGCGCGGAGCTGTAGCCGCTCTTCGTGAAGTAGGGGCTCATCTCAGCCGCTGTCTTGAGCTGGAGCACGTCGCCGCTGGTGATGGCGGCGGTCAGCGCATCCCCGGTAGGGAAGGTTGCCCCGGTAGGGGCACCACCGAATGTCTCTCCTGCGACCCTGATCACGTCCTGCGGGCTTGCGACCATTTTCGCTTTTGTGAGCTGCGCGCTGAGCGGGAGTGGCATTGCGATCACGCCGTTCGTGCTGCTGATCTCCAGCAGCCAGATGCGCCCATCAGCCGCCGTCACGGCTCCGTGGCACCGCGCCCAGTGGAAGTCGTAGACAACCTGAACGCCCCGGCCATATCCGAGGACGAACTGCACGACTTTTGCCATCATTCCTGAGTACATGGACGAGACGACATGGGTGTATTGCGAGCCTGTACCTACGCTTAGCGAGGGGGCGGCCTCCACCACCAGACGGCCCATGTCGTGGAACGCCGTCGCACTGCCGCCACTGGCGTACTTGCTTGCCTGCGCGGTCGCCTTGAAGTCCCGCAGGACCCTCACCGGTAGCGTGTCTGGCGGCGAACCATCCGGCACAGGGGGTTCGAATATCTGGCCGCCTCTGATGGCACCACTTAGGACTGACACCCTGTCCTCAATCCTGATGTACTCGTGCCCCGGCTGGATGCGCACCTTGATCGACACGCCATCGACCTCATACGATTGATCCGCGTAGGGTAGCCCCAGCTTCTTGAGCTTGGTTACGCAACTACGGGCGAAGGGCAAGAACCGCTCTCCGCCCAGGATCAGTCGATGCCCCATTTAGGAGCTTACTGCGCAGGGATAGTGAACGTAAAACTATCCAAGGTGGTCGGCGCACCAACAGCGATCGAAATATTCGACAGGTTCAGGTCCGCACCAGACACGGCAATGGAACCGTCCAGACGTGGTAGTGTGGTTGTGGCCAAGCCCGTATCAGCAGCATTGCCCCTAAATCGGAACCAGCCAGCCGTTCCGGCAGCAATGCCGTTAAAGCTCCACACACCAGACTTCGATACCGAGCCGGATGAAGCTGCGGCAAAAGTCAGACCGTTGGTGGCAACACCGTCGGTAAACGCGCCGGAGTTCAGCGTTACGATGCCCAGCAGCGTGCCGGTCACGGCATCGTCCGCCGTGGCCGGTTGGGTGCCGCTGTAGATGTCGATGACGCCGTTGGCGAAGGTGGCGGCAAACCCCGTGCCGCCGGCGAGGTTTGTGCGCAGCTGGGTACTGAGTCGTACAGTCATGATGGTTCCTTATATAGAGTTGAATGCCGACCCACCCTGCTGAATCACAGAGAGGTAGCGTTTTTGTCCGCCTGTGCGGATCACACAACCTCCGGCGCGAACACCGGGGGCGACACTGACCTGTTTTTCGGTCAAGTTCGTGAAGGGCAACGCCGCGCACAAGCCGCGGAGTGTCCAGAAAAGTAAGCGCTCGCCGTCGCGGCTCCAGTGTTGCCCTGGTATCACGCCATAGTCAGCCATCTGGTCGAGCTTGGTGCCGTCGTAGGCGTAGACCCGCGACTCTGTGCCAATCAGCAGCGCACTGTCGTGCGGGGCCAGCATATGAACGTGGCCTGGCACGATAATGAAGTTGCTATTGAGGTTGAACAGGTGAAAACCCAGCGCTTCGGTAAACCACAGCACGGTCTGGTCTTCAGGTGCCATATATTGGGCGGCGTAAACCCGCCCCCGCCACGCCTGGATCACATCAGTGCCAGGTGGCAGGGGGTCGAGAAAAGCATTGAGCAGGTCGCGCCCGAGGGTGTCGGGACTGGTGTTGAAGGTCAGGGCCGTGGCGCGGGTGTTGGCAAAGAGCTGGAACACCTCGCTGTTGGCTGGGGCAATGTAGATGTTGGTTCGTGCGCCTGCCACACTAGGGGTGGCACTGATCTGCAGCGCCTGGCCTTCGGTCAGTGTGATCTCAGCTGCACCGCCCGTACCGGTCTCACGCCCGTCATCGAGTACATAAGTGCAGCGCACCTGGTAGACACCCACGGGCAAAGAGCCCGTGACCGCGGTGACCGCGGGGGCGCTCGGCGTCGGCCAGGCCCAAGGCAGCACGGTGTCGTCGGGCATGATCACGCCGCTGTCGGTGCCATTACTGAAAAACACCTGTTTGTTGACCTCGCACCAGGACATGGGCGCAGTCGAACTTAGAGCCGCGATGATCTTGCCAGCGAAGTCCTGAATATTGGCGGCCGTGGCCAGGTATATGCGGCTGAAGTCGAGGGTGCTGTAGGCGCTAGCAAACCCACCTGCGCGGCTCAGGGCGTAGCCACTGCGCTTGGCAATGCCGCCGGTGTCAGTGATGTTGATGTTGTCCGCTTGGACGAGCCAGGACATGTCCAACCGCATGGGGTCAGATACACTGTTCAAACCTTTAAACGCCTTGATGTCCATAGCCTCATTCTATCTTAGATATTAGATGCCGGGAGGTTGGTTTCCCAGGCACTACTCTGGTCACGGTCCGCACCTCCCGGTGGCGTTCAGGTACAACCCTGAGACCTGATGTTTGCTTACTTCGACACGTCCTGCGTGAAGATGTACTTGTCCTTGCCAAGGGTCTCGATGGTGCCCGCAGCGTCAGTGAACTGGATGTCGAAGAAATAGGTGTCGGGCACCTGGTCGGCCTGCGTGGCCGTCGGAGTGAACGAGACTTTCCCTGCTACCGGGTCGAGGATGACTCCAGTCAGGCTGAACAGGTTGTTAGCAGCAGATACCGGGTTTTCCTCCGGGTCCACGGTTAGCTTGAAGGTACCGCCGGTCACGTCTACCGCTGTCTTGGTGGACTTGTTGATGACGTTGATAATATCGGCCCGGGTGTCGCCCCGGAAGCGGGTGATGGTGGTCATGTGATCGAAACTCCTGTCGTTGGCGGTGAAGTGTTGAAGGTGCGCTCGTCGTCGTCTCTCACGAACGCCCTTGTCATCAAAGATAGAGTGTAGACGTATAGCAGGTCCTGCATCACGGCCATGCGTTGGTTGTAGTCGAGGGTGTAGCTATGCTGGTTGTCCAGTAGGTCAAAGCCCAACTCGTTGGCCACCAGACCATAACCGTGTGGCTGCAGCCCTAGTCCAGTACCACTGAAGAACAAGCCACTATCGTTTCCGGTCTCAGTCGCTGCGAACATGCCGAGTACGCGGGCTTCACCTGAGAACACTGCGGAATCGCTGCCTGTCTCTGTGCCAGCCAGCGTGCCGGTCGAGAGCGGCATCGAGGCGTAGGCGTAGAAAGTATCAGAACCGGACTCGGTGGCGGCCGTGGACCCAGAGACAGGTACCTTACCAGCGACGTCGCAGATGTCAGCAACTGATTCGACGCCAGCCAGCGCACCCTGCACGACTGTGAAGCCAGGGACAGCGAGCACGTCGGTGCCGGACTCTGTGGCGATGAGGTCGCCGGTCGACTTGACCATCCCGCCTGAGGCAGTAAAGGTGTCAGCCTGATCGGTCGCGGCCAGCGTGCCGGCAACGACCGCGACACCCGAAGTAGCGAGTGAGTCTGTGGTGGGCTCAGTGACGTTCAGCGTGCCTTGGGCGACGGCGATGCCAGAGGAGATAAAGGTGTCGGTACCTGTCTCGGGGGTGATCAGTGTACCGGTGGACAGAGGCGTGATGCCTGAAGCCGCGAGCCCATCGAGGCCAGGTTCAGTGCCAGCCAGCGCACCTTGGGCCAGGTTTGTAGCCGCAGCAACAATGGTATCAACGCCCGCCTCGGTAACATCCAGCGCGCCTGCAGCAGGGGCCGCGCCTGATGCAGCATAGAACGTATCGGCCCCGGCCTCAGCCGCCGCCAACATACCCTGAATCAGCACTTGGGCTGCCGCGGTCAACGTATCGGCCCCCGGCTCGGTTGTTGCCAAGGTAGCCTGGGCCAGCGCAGCTGCGCCCCCGATGAAGCTGTCAGTGCCGATCTCGGTGACAGCCAGAACGCCCTGGGAGAGGACCGCTGTACTGGCGGTGAAGTTGTCAGTTCCAGACTCTACGGCACTCAGGTCACCAGATGCGGTCTGACCTGCGGCGGCGTAGAACGCGTCAGTACCAGACTCAATCACAACCAGCGAACCCTGGGCCAGTGCATAAGCAGAACTGCTGAAGTCGTCGGGTGTGTCCGTCGCCGCCAGCGAACCCTGAGAGAGCGCAGAGGCTGAAGCAGCTAGCGTGTCAGAACCAGACTCTGACGCCGCCAAGTTGCCGGATGCTGTCAGACCAGCGGATGCCGTGAGAGTGTCAGCGCCTGACTCTGTAACGGTCAGCGAACCCTGCGTCAGTGCCGATACGGATGACACCAGTGAGTCGGCGCCGGGCTCCGTCGCTGCCAGTGACCCAGATACCGCACTCGAGCCGGCGGCCGTATCGAACTGGAGCCAAGTGACCTTGGCGTCGATAGCACCTGTGCTGCTGCCCGCAGAGGCCAGTGCGTCGGGACCTGACTCGGTGACGACCAATGTGCCCTGTACTAGGACTGCCCCCGGGGCCACCGCTGTATCAACGCTGAGTTCTGTAACGACTAAGTTGCCCTGTACGAACACCGAAGTGTCCACCGTGGACACATCGCTGCCCGACTCCGTAGCAGATAGGTCGCCCTGTGCGGTTAGCGCAGCAGATACAACGAATGTGTCTGTACCGGATTCCGAGGTCGATAATGTGCCTGATGACACTTGCCCTGCAGTCGCGTAGAGCGTATCTGAACCGGGCTCCGTGGCTGTCAGGCTGCCCTGCGTGGGTACAACACCCGAGACAGCAGCGATGTCGGTACCCGCCTCGGTTACTGAGAGCTGGCCCTGTGCCAGGTTTGCCGCAGATGAACCGAAGGTATCGAATATGGCTGTCTCGGTAACAGCCATGGCACCCTGGGCCAGACCGGCCGCTGCACCTACAAAACTGTCGTTGCCTGACTCAGTGGCAGCTAAAGTACCAGACGCGCTCGTGCCCGCCACTGCGGTGTCGAACTGGAGCCATGTGACTTTAGCGTCAGCCGCACCAGCCAGCGCGAGCAGCAGCGCCATCTACTTACTCCCAGTAAGCGTTCACGCCTACTTGCCCCCTAAACAGCTCAGTCGACGTAGCCGTACCGTAAGGCATACGCAAGATAATGTGAAGGTAAGTCCCAGGTTCTACGGTCAGTGGGGCATCTAGACCCATGTCCACACGGGGTGCTTGGGCGCCCGCCAGTGCGCCCACTACAAAAGTCTGCACGCCCAAGGCAATGCGCTTGGGGAGCCGGGTTGCGGCTGCATCCGTGGTCAGCAGAGTGACCGACGTCGAGCCTACTGCTGCGCTCCACTCCAGTACGGTCGGTGTGGTCGCCACTGCGACAACCGCATTGTATGTGTCGATCCAGATGTCCCGGATCACCAAGTTGCGCCCTGTGATGCCTGTTGTCGGGGTGGGGTTGAGGAACGCAAATAGCGCATAGTCGGTTTCTGCACCCGCCACGGCGGCGAACACAAATTTGCCTCCGAGGGTGGCGTACCCCGCTGTTGCGTTGGCCAGTGTAGCCGCTGACGGGGCGGTGTTATTCACATTGTTGGCCGTCATGCCCGCTGCGCCGCCTGATGGGTACTGTACACCAGAGAGCCCCTGTCCTGCCATGTTGCTGGCCCACAGCCGCACATTGTCCATGTCAGCCATGCTCACCGCGTAGTTAGCGAACTTGGCATTGATGACGGCACTGGTTGTCCCTACGTGGTGGTGGCGTACTGCCCATGGTACTGATCCTGCGTACACGGTGCTGCCCACTGCAGTTGACCTCGCCTTGAGGCCATACAGCACGTCATCAATCCAGAATTCGACATTGCTATCGGTCAGCGTGATGTTGTATTTGTAAACCTGATTGATGGCTGGGGCGAACGCAAAGACCGCCGTGGTAGATTCGGTGCCGTTGACATTGACCACGCCAAAGACCCCGGTGCTGTTGATGCGGAAGTACACGCCATCCAGCGGGATCGAGGTCGAGCCGGCAGCAGGCAGAAAGCCACCGAAATCCAGCGTCCAGTTGGTGACTGGTGTGTTAGAAAGGGACATAGCCTGCTCGAAATACACCCCGCCTGCACCCTGAATCGGAAAATGCCGGTAGGTCTGAATCTGGCACCCAACACCAGTCGTTGTGACATTGCCCGAGTTGGTGTTCAGGAACCCCGAGGCCCACGACATCGTGAGTGTGTTTGACGTGTACTTGTGTTTGTTGTAGTTCTGAGTCGTGTAGTTGAAGTTTTCGTCATCCCATACACTGTCGACACCCGCCCGCAGGCGGTAGTCTGGTGAGGTTTCAGGTGAGCGCAATGTGGGGGTTCCAAGCACCGCGCCGGGGTCGTTTTCAGACATGATGCGTACTGCGCCCACATAAGCCGAGACATTGGTCAGTGCTGTTCTGATATTGCCGCCAGCGTCGAGGTTCGCACCAACGACATTTACATCCATTCCGCTCATAAGTATCTCCGGTTAGTCCACCCATACCCAGCGCACTTGAAACGTGCCTGTCAGGTCATGGGTTGAGGTTGCATAAATCGTAAAGCCTGTAGCCGCCGTGGGCGTGCCGCAGGTCAGCCCTGTAAGGGCTGCAAAGAATCGGTGGTCACTGGCGCTGTGGCTGGCGGTCGAATCGTCGGCCATCACCCATGAGTCGCATTTGCTCGTGGCCAGAATGCTGGCTTGCCCGGTAACAGCAACACTGGCCTCATTCGAGCCCGTACCAAAGTCGAGAGTAGCTACGCCAGTTGCACTGCTCATGATGTCTCCAATTGTACGGACATAGCACCAGATGTCAGCGCGGCAATCTGCGGTGCGGTTAGGGTCTGTTGATAAAGCGTGTCGGAGGTGGTCAGCGGGTGCGTCCAGCTAGCCACCGTCGCACCACTCTGACGTAGGCGCACAGTCAGAGTTGAACCTGCAGTGCTGGATGCCCAGTAGCTCAGTACCTGGGTCGCTCCGCCAGGGTATGCTGTTGTGTCGAGAGCCAGCTCGCACATGCTGGCCGAGGCTACGCTGATGTACTCAGCAGCGCTGTGCACGGTTTCGTTGATAGCGCCCGGAAGTCCGCCTGTGCCACCTGTGGCTGTCCAAGCGCCTGGTGTGATAGTGCTGAGAGGTCTGCCGATGGTGGGAAGAGTGACGCTGACTGCATCAGGTATCCAGATCAGGCGCTCTTCAGGTTCAAAGATTTGCCATGGATTTTTTGCCCATGACATTGCACTATCTGGAGACAGCTCATTCTTCCACGCAACTTGAAGATATGCGCTGCCGTAAAACAGTGAGGAGGTATCATCCCTCCCCCCGGTATTGAATGTCGCCCCACTATTGCTTGCTGCTCCTGTACCTGTACCTGAATATATAGCTGTGGCCGCCCCAGTTGCGCCTTTGCTTGTATAGAAATTTGGAGCGTTTTGAATTCCACCTGCTTGTGTTCCTACAACTGCGTCCACTCTACCGACTGCCATCACAGAGGATGGAGATGCCCACACTTTGTATGACGCACTATTTGCCCGGCCAAATTTCAACGCCCCAGTGGTACTGTAGGTGCCAAATTCAATCGGCGTATGGGTGCCACTATTGGAATTCCCATAACCGATCACAGCCATATCAGCAGGCAGAGAATCTGGTGCAAGCACAGCACCTACGGATAAGTCCCCCAACCAATCGCTAGCATTAACAGGGTTTGTCCACACGGCTTTGACGCCGGAATATTTCGTGGACTTTCCTAATATCCCTACAGATTCACGCGATGCAGATGATGCGTTTCGGCTGCCGAGTAAATCAATTAGTTTGTCTCCGACTTGCACAAAAATTAGAGTTTTGGTAAGCGGATTGTCCCAATCAATCCCCACCAGCTCCTGCGGCTGGCTGGTGCGCGGAACCCTGACTTTGACAAAAGCCATTTAGACGCTCGATGCAGATGTGATAACGGTGGCAAAGGCTTCGCAGACAACTGTGTTTGTCGCAGATGCTGTAAATTCCAAACACACATAACCGCCTGTCGGTGGTCGGAAATTCCAAGGGTTCTTGGTGTTCGCAACGATTCCACTGCCTACAGAGTAAAGATTTTTCCAGCCTGTTGCGCCGGTGCTTGCTGCCGCTGCCGAGGGAGGTGTTGCACTGGTGGTATGGTAGTGCAAGACGTTCACTTGGCACTGAGTTGTTGGTGCAGACGCGCCGACGTTGGCCGAAAACGTGAGCAGCGCACTCAGTGCAGAGCGCAGGTCTAAAACGCCGCTGAATACGGATGCCGATGTGCTGTTAGCCGATCCCGATGGGGACAGGTCAAAGACTGCTGGTACTTGGGTGGTGGTTGTCATTTAGCTGACCCTTTGAAAATCTGCCACGGGTTTGATTTAAAGGAGACGGCTTGGTTAGCAGTCATGCGACCGACGCACCAAATATGAGGCCCATCCGGTCGAACATTCACGAGGTTTCTTGCCTTGGATAATTTCTTTGCATTCATCTAAATTCTCCAAACACCTTGGTCGTCTTGTACGCAGACGGTGATGTCGTAGGCGCTCACCGGGTCAGGCACTTCAGCCGTTGCTTTGAGCGCAGCGCCCAGCGGTGCAGCAATGGCACCTTGCGCCA